GAAATATTTATCGTATTGGGTCTGATAACTATTTTCGTGTTATTCACGAAGCAAGAAAGATGTACGAGAATAAAGAAATTAATCCTCAGTTAATTGATCTTCATACCCTCAAGCATACCGATTTAGGTGAGTGGGCGATATTTGAAGGTGAAAGAGTCCCGCTTGATTTTCCAATGTACGATGAAGTTTTAGAAGAAGAGTCCAAGAAAAAAGACCCGCCACTAAACAAGCCAACCAAAAATACTGGTTCAGGAAAGAAATATAAAGTTTATGTTCGCGATCCAAAAACAGGTAATGTCAAGAAAGTTACTTATGGTGACGCAAAAGGTGGTCTAAAAGGCAACTGGAACGACCCAGAAGCTCGTAAAAGTTTTGCTGCAAGGCACAAGTGCGATCAGAAAAAAGATAAAACAAAACCCGGTTATTGGGCTTGCAGGGCTCATAAAGACTTTGGTACAAATGTCCCCGGTAGATTCTGGTAAGGTATGACACAATGAAGCTTCTATTTGAAAATTGGCGACAGTTTATCTCTGAAGAGATTATACCATTTGAAAATAAAGCTATTGTTTATCATGCTTTCGGTAAAGGCTCTAGAGGAAATGAAAGTCTTCAAAAAAACGAAATTTTAAATAGAATAGAAACGTTAAGAGAAAAAGGGTTTATTCCAGGCGAGGGCGACCTTTATGGTCGTGGTATTTATACCGTTAGAAATTCAAATGATCTCTTATATGAATATGGTGATTTTGTTTTTAAATTTGAAGTTAAAAATTTAAATAAATATGCGATTTTTGATTATAAAGAGGCAAAAAAAGTATATGGAAGAAATCATAATTTAAAACAGCAATTAGAACAAAATGATTTATTTATAGACGAAGAGTTAGAAATGATTTGTAACGAAACAAGTTTGCTCAACAGAACAGATAAGCCATTCACAAGCGAACAAGCTCTTGCATTTTCAACATATTTAGAAAACAATGCAAGTGAAAAACAAAAAATACATGGATTAGTTTTCACAGGCAGGAAAGACGGCTCTGTCTTAGTCGGGTATAAAAATTCAGATTTTATTCTTGTTGGATTTGGAGAAACTTTATCAATTAAAAGCACCAATTTTAATAATTTTCTAGAAGACTCGCAAAAATTTACAGAAGATATGAAAAGTATCTATACAATACAGAATGACAAAATAAATTCAGATTCTTTTTTCCGCCAAATTAGGAATGCATTTTATACAAAAATTAAATCAGTTGAAAATTACATCAACAATAAAGAAAATATAAAAAGAGAGATTATCTCTGAAATTTTAATGCCAATTTATATTATACAGAGACAATATTACATTCAAAGAATGAGAGAGTCTTTAGCACCAAAAGTATTTGAATATTATAAAAAATTGATTGATGTTGATTCTGATGAAGATATAGAAGAAAATGAGGATTACGATATAGCCATCTTAGAAGCCGAAGAGGCGTTAGAGCAAGAAATGAAACAAATAGTTGAAACTGAGATTTCAAGATTTGTGACATATTTAGATTTCATTTTTAGAAAATTTAAACTAACTGATGAGCCCGCAGAGATAAACATTGTAGATTTAGAAAGACCATTTAACATGAGTGGAAAACAAAATGTCTGATTATCCATTTACAGAACAAAAAGTTGGTAATCAACTATTTTTACGAGAATTTAAAGAAACTACAAACTCTGAAGAGCTAATTTGGCACCAAGATCGTGAAAATAGAAAAATAAAAGTTTTAGAATCAAACAATTGGTTTTTACAGATGGATAACGAACTACCTGTTTTATTAAAAGAAGGCACTACTTATAACATACCAGCTTATGTTTACCATCGAGTAATCAAAGGTAACGGCGCTTTGCGTTTATTAATACATAAAGGTGAGCAAATTTAAATGGCTTATAATATCAACAGCAATAGTTTTGTAACAGGAACAAGTGTTTTAACTCCATACTCTGATGAGGCTTACAGCATAGGAGAAGAAAACTTAAGAATTGAAACTCTTTATTCTCATTATGCAAATGCAGCAGTTACTTTTACTGCGATAAATGCAGAGGGAGATTCAATAACAAAAGGTCAAGTTGTTTTTGTTACTGGTGCTTCTGGACAAACGCCTACTGTTGCTCTTGCTGCATGTGATGATCCAAATAAAATGCCAGCTTTTGGTGTTGCAGCTTCTAACGCAAATAATGGAGCAGAAGTTCAAATCATTACTCTTGGTAGTTTAAAAAATGTAAACACAGCAGGCTATAGCCTTGGTGACACACTTTACGTTCAAACAGGCTCTGGTGGAACATCTGGTAGCTTTACAAAATTAGCTCCAACTGGTTCATTTAATTTATTGCAGAACATTGGGCAAGTTATGCGCGTCGATGCTTCTGCTGGGCAAATTAAAGTTGGCGGCGCTGGTCGTACCAACGCAACACCAAACCTAGACAAAGGTTTTCTTTTTGTTGGAAACGATCAAGATGTTTCTGTAGCAGACGATACTATTTTTGTGTCCTCTTCAGCAAATTTAGTTGGTATTAATACAGTTGATCCAACGGATACTCTTGATGTTGATGGAGGCTTAAGAACACGGGCTGGTCTACGTAGAGCAGTTATAGTGCATAGCGCTTCTTTTACAGCACAAACATCAGATCATTATTATTTAATTTCTGGTTCAAGCACTCATGTTACAGCAAGCTTGCCTTCTTTAGCTGATGCTGGTGGAGGAAGAATCTTTGTATTTAAAGATGCCGATGGAAACTCTGCAACAAATAATATTGTTATACAGCCGTCTGGTTCTGAAACAATTGACTCAGGAACTGAAGCTAAAATTCAAAGCGCTTGGAGCGCAGTTACCATTATTGCTGGCGGTGCTTTAGGTTGGCTTATTGTAGGTGATAGATAATGGCTGACTGGACTTTAACGAATGGCGTTTGGACACTAACTCCTGCTGCTGGTGGTTCTGAATATGATAAGACCCTAACAATAATAGATTTAACAGATGGTTCATGGACGCTTTATGATCCAGACAGTCTTGTTAATACAATTACTTTTTCTGGTGCTTGGCATACACTAACATGGAACGCACTGCCTGTTGGCTCTGGTGACTATAACTGGTTTTACGGTACTACTGTTAGAGCACCACGTTGGTACAAGAACTTGGAAATTGATGGCACACAGGTCACGTCATTGGACCTACTTGTGTCGACCTATCGCATGGAAGTACCTCCCCTGGGCTCCCCTGACGTATGCCCGTTCAGATGGAAAGGTGTTTTCGGTGCAGCCCTTGATGCTGCATCAACGGACACCGGCTTGATGTGTGGGACTGGCGGTACGATGGGGCGTTTTTCGACAGTGACCAATCCCCTTTATGGTGTATTTACACGACACACAGAATCTTCAAACGGTCCGAATAACGGGATCTATGGCGTTTGTACTACGATACGCGGTGGCGACGGGCTTGGTGGTGGTGAATTTATGATTTTCGACAACACCGACGCGAACCTCCAAGCCGCCGCTCGCTCTGCTGGCGTTTACACTACAGGTCTTCCTGTCCCTACAGACGTGCAGTTAATGGTTGGTTTAGGCATTGGGGCGAACAATGTGACAATCACCGCAGGCGATCAAACTAAATTTAAGTTGAGCCATGTCTCAACAACTATTGCAGCAGGAGCTTAAAAATGCACATGAACGCAGATTATTCTCAAGTTGTAGAAGGAACCATTTCTACTGAAGACACGGACGGAAGTAGCATTTCAGAAGAATGTATTATTATTCCGGTTCTTGTTCCTCTTTCAGAAGTGGGGGACTGGCTGGCAGCTTACGATCCAACTTCTTCAACTTCGCCTTCAGCGGCTGATAGTCGCAAGATTGCTCGTGTTGTACTTGATGCTTTAAAAAAGTATAAAGAAAGTTAATTTAAGCTTCTATTTATTGTATGAAGTTAGAAGATACAGTTATAACAAAAAAACTTCAAAGAGTTTTAAATCAGTTAGCTGGAATACCAGATAAAAATAAAGAACTTCTTCCAGAAATGATAATAAGAGGTTCAAGCGGTTACATAATGTGTTATGATATAACTTCTCGTAGCTTTATTAAGGTTGCGAGAGGCACTACTTGTTTTATGATAGACGAAACTTTAGATTCAAGAAATAGAGTTATGGTTTATGTTTCTTCAAACAACGTAGTCATGATAGACAGAAAAGAAATATTTTATGTGGGCTACAACTAATGTTATTTGAATTTGGTGTGTTCTGGAGGGTTATAATTTTTCTTGTTGTTACTTGGATTTGTTATGCTCTTTGGGGTTTTGAATTTGTTGCTTTAACTTTATTGGCTTTAATAGCATCAATTTTAAAAGAAAGGTAAATATTAATGGAACCAAGCGATAGTCCATTCGGCAAGCTAATCTCTGATGATTTTTGTATTGGCGATATTGTAGAGTGGTCTAAGTGGTGTCCTATCGACAAAAGTTGGAAATTAAACTATGGTTTAATAACAAATATTAGCAATAAAATCAAATCTAATAGACTTGTTTCTGTTTGTACTGTTATTCCGATGAAAGAGCCCGTTAGAGGCGAGATAGAACTATTTACTTTTAATCTGCGAATAATCTCAAAAGCGTCGGAGAGCAAACAAAATGAAATCAGTAATTGATCACATAGCCTTATTAGTTGATGATTTGCAAGTCGCGGAAGAATGGTATGTAAGCCATTTAAAGGGCGAAGTAACTTTTCGAGATCAAAAATACATAAGATTAAAAGTAGAAAACACAAATATTGCTCTTATTGATAAAAAATGGTATCCATATGCACATATTGGAATACTTATAGATAGTAAAAAAGACTTCCCAGAAAACGCAGAAATTGTAGAACATCGTGATGGAACTACAGGTGCTTATGTAAAAGACCCATTTAACAACTATTTAGAATATATTTGGTATTCAGATAAACAAAAAAAGGTATTTTTAGATGATTGATGTTCTTAAGCCAATGATAAAGCAATTTATGCCATTTGCAAAAGAGCGTATGGGATTTGAATCTCCTCCAAGATTATTCTTGAAAAGAGATCAAACAAACGCTCAAAACCCTCTTGGCAAAACAGCGTATTACGATCCAGAACAAAAAAGCGTGACTCTTTACATTACTGGAAGACATCCTAAAGATGTTATGCGTTCACTTTCTCATGAATTGGTTCATCATACTCAAAATTGTAATGGCAAATTTGATCAAGTAGGTCAGATGGGCGACGGATACGCACAAAACGATGAACATTTAAGAGAAATGGAAAGAGAAGCTTACGAACAAGGAAATTTATGTTTTCGCGATTGGGAAGACAGCATTAAGCATACTATTTATTTTGAACATTTGCAAAAAGGAGCAAACAATATGTCTAACAAAAAATGGAAAAACAAAGAACTTAACAGCCTTTTAGCTGAAAGCTGGGGCTTTAATATGAATTTTGATAACTTAAACGAAGAAGCAAAGCCTGATTATCTTGATCTTGATAAAGACGGTGATAAAGAAGAGCCGATGAAACAAGCAGCAGAACAAGCAGAAGAAGGTGACAAAGAAAAAGACCAATTTGGTGCTCCTCCGAGTCTTAGTGAAGCAAAACTTCGTCGCGCTGTTCGTGAAGCTTTAAAAAAGTCAATCGTTAAAAGATAAGGCTATGTCGGTGGAAAAAAGCTGGAAAGATTTTTTAAACAATCAAAATGTTGAAAAAGACATTTTTGATTATATTGGTTCTCTTCAAGAGTTCGTTGGACAAATGCGTCCTAAAACTTTTGGAGAGAAACAACAAATTGAAACAGCAAAAGAATATTTAAAAGAAGTTAGAAAATTAGCCAAAAGATTAGAAACCAAAAATGATTTATTGGAAGCAAAAATAAACATATTAGAGCACAATCTATCAGATGGAGAAATTTTAGATGGCTAAGATTGCAATTGTTCCTGGTTCTTTTAAGCCTCCGCACAGGGGGCATCTTGCTATGGTAGAGCAGTATTCACAAAATAACGATAAAGTTATTATATTAATTTCAAATCCGTTAAAAAATCAACGCGCTCTTGAAGATGGCACTGTTATTACTGCCCAAAACGCAATAGACATGTGGGACGAACTAACTTCAGGACTTTCAAATGTGGAAATACAAGTTTCACCATCAGCTTCTCCCGTTGGTGCATCTTATAATTATATTGGACCTGAAGGTGATTTGCAAGAAGGCGACTTTATTACCCTTGGAGCAAGCAACAAAGGAACTGATGTTCAGCGTTGGAAAGATGCCGATAGATATGTGAAAAAAGGCGTAATGCTTCTTAATCCACAAACAACAGCAGTACAGCCAGAAGTTCATAGCCCAGAATACATACAATCAGTAATGAGTTCTGATTTTAAGGAATCCATGCCAAGTATTATTACAAATAAAGACTTTAGTTTATTTCATGCATCAGATATGCGCTATCTTTTAGGTAAAGCTTCGACCTCCCCAGAGGCTGTAGAACTCCTTCGAGATTTTGTTTTAGATGACGCTATGGCAAAAAAATTTCTGGACATTCTAGGTATTGTACCGGCGTCCTCAGAGCCAATTGAAGAGATTTCAGCTATGGGTGCTGGAGCAGTTGCTGGGTATTCTAAACCATTTGTTGGAAAGAGAGACGAAGACTGCGGCTGCATAAGCGAACAAATTTATAACATTTTCCTTAAAAGAGGCATTTTAAAATGATTACAAAAGAAGAGAAACAACTGAGACAAGACATTAGAGAAATGATCAGAGTCACTAAAAGAAAAAGATTGCAAGAACAAAAAGCAATTGAAATAGAAGAGCAAAAACTACGTTCTATTATTCGCGATTTATTGATCTTGGAAGCTCAGGTTTCTGATACAAATCCAACCCCAAATAAGTCTACTGGAATTAACATTCTGGAAGATCTATTAAAGAAGATTGTTCCTGTTTTAGAAGCAGATTACAAAATTATGACAACCGACCCAGAACAACGTAAGTCTTTCCGTGCTCACGTTATCCAAGCTATCATTAATACTTTAACTCCTGTTGAAATGAATACAAAAGCAGGCAACTCTGAAGAAGATTTAGAAGAAGAGATTAGTATTGAAATTGAAGACGATGAAGCTAATCCAGAATCTGACAAGTTTATTGATATTCGCTCTGATGCTGAAAAAGCGGAAGAAGAAGAACCTGAAGATCCAAGAAAAGAATTTGGTATTGAAGGTCAGGACGAGACTGGAAGAAACATTGCTTATTCGTGTTTTAAAAAGATCGAAACAAACATAATTGATGCTTATGAGTTGTTATCTAATGCTGAAGATCAAGAATTATTCTACGATTACTTGATTACAAATGTAAAGCTTTATTTTGATAAGTTTGAAAAAGAATTAGATCCAAGTATTGAAGAGCCTTCTAACCAAGCTTATGATATGGCTAAACAAGATCTGGAGCAACCTACAGAAGATGAGATTGATCTTGGTTTAGATTAAAAATTACAAAAAAGTCCCTTGACAGATTATTGAAATCAAATTACATTATTAAAGAATTGATCAGTAGTGATTAGCAAATGATTAGCAAATTAAAGAATAAAAGTATAATTAATAAATTAACATATAATAATTTGATCAGCAATGATCTGTTAGTGTTAATTTCTAATTTAACTTTAGAAGATCTAATTGCTATAAAGTTAGAACTAGCATGTGCTAATTTAAAATACAGGTTATATGGACTTGACATTTGGAGAAGATCGGATTATATTGTGAAAGAAGCACTTTTAAAATTTGCTATTTCAACTTCTAAATCAAAAATAGATGCTGCAAGATTTTTAGGGTTGACTTATAGTGAGTTTTCAGCACAATATGATAAGTACGATATAGATAATTTCTTTATAGAAGAAGATACAGGAAACACTTAAAATGAAAAAACTTTTTGAAAACTGGAACAAATATTTAACTGAAGAAATAATGGATGATGAGCAGCTTGCAAAGTTAGATAATGCTTATCCTTTAGATCTTCCTGACCAAGTTCAGCTTTATCATGTTTCTTCGACTCCAGATATTGAAGTTTTAGATCCTCAAATTGCTGCTGCTGGTAGAAAAACGTATAGTCAAGCTGAATATCGAGCTTGGGATCGTCCAAGAGTGTTTTATTTTACTCGTCTTGGGCAAGAAGATACTGGCATTGGAAGAATTCAAGGCTCTGCTTACACTGTTACAGTTAATAAACATGATTTGTATCCTGTTATGAAAGATCCTCTTGGATTATCCAGACGTGTTGATGAATATAAAGAAATAAGAGAAAAAGAGTTTGGTACTCCAAGATATTACCCAACAAACGTTTTTGAAAGAGTGGCAACTTTAGGTGAAAGAGAATATGGCTTTAAAGGCTTTATTTATCCCCAAAGTAAAGATCCAAACCAAGTTATTGTTGCCATTTGGCAACCTTTACCAGCTACTCCACTTGATGTGGACTTTTACGGAGATTAAAAAATAAATGACTGCTAAAGTTTGTGATTTCTGCGATACCTGCATTTATAATTCAGGTTATGAAATTACTGAAGATGGAGAGATAATTTGTCTTTCTTGTTATGACGAGCGTGAAGAAGAATACGAAGAAGAATAATGAAAACTTTAAAATTAGATTCTACTTTTCGACCAATCGAAGTTATAGATTCTTTAGAGGCTTTAGTTCTTTGTATTATTGGCAAAGCAAAGGCAATTGAAAATTACACACAAAAAATAAATTCAACAAGCCAAACTTTTGAGCTTCCAGCAGTTATTGTTTTAAATCGATTGGTAAAGTATAGGACAGCTATTGTATCTCCAACTAGAAAGCACATTCTTTGTAGAGATGATAATATTTGTCAATACTGCGGAAACAGATTTCCAGATAAAGAACTGACATTAGATCATGTTTTGCCTAAATCTCGTGGTGGCAATAACTCTTGGAACAATCTTGTTGCTGCTTGCAGAAAATGCAACCAAAAGAAAAGTAATAGAACGCCAAAAGAAAGTGGCATGGATTTGCTAAGAACTCCAGCACCACCAAGATATTCTTCTCTTAGATATGTTAGTAATTCTCAAATAAATGATATCTGGAAGAATTATTTGTGGTAAAATAACTTTACATTTGACGTGAATGGTGTAAAATGTTATTAAGAATAAAGCAAATTTGGTTTTCAATTTTTAAAAAAGGAGTGAAGATGCCCGATACCGTAGATGTATTCGATAGAAATTATTTTGAGAGCAGACTTCAAGAGCAGAATAAAAGACTTGTTCACGCTCTTGGTAGAATCAGCGCTTTAAATGATGAAGTTAATATTCTTCGAAACGAACTCAAGCGCTTTAAAAGCGATGTTGCTTCCGATGTTCAGTATCTAACTGAAAAAGTCGGATAAGGATTATGGGGGTATAGCTCAGTTGGGAGAGCATCTGCTTTGCACGCAGAAGGTCAAGAGTTCGAATCTCTTTATCTCCATTATCTTATTTCTGGGTGTAGCGCAATTGGTAGCGCACCGCATTTGGGGTGCGGGGGTTGTAGGTTCAAGTCCTACCACTCAGACTTTTAATTGCCCTTATTAGTGTTGAGAACTATTTATCTTTTGCCAATAAGGGGTTTTTTATGGCTGTAAAGAAGAATTATTTATTAGATACAAGCGTTTGCCTAACAGACGCAGAAGCAATTTATAAATTTGAAAATCATGATTTATTTTTGCCTCTAAAAGTGCTTGAAGAAATAGACAAGCACAAGAAAAGACAAGATTCAGTCGGTGTTAACGCAAGAAAGATTATTCGCTTTTTAGACGAACTAAGAGCGAAGGGTTGTCTTCAGAAAGGCGTCCGACTCGATAAAGGCAAAGGCATATTAAAAGTAATGTCTTATGATGCTTTAGAGCATGCAAACTTTCCATCTGATTTAAACTTATCAGTTCCAGATCATCAGATCATTGCAACAGCCAAAGCAATTGAAAATACAAATCCAAAAAGAAAAGTAGTTGTAGTTTCTCGTGACATTAACATGCGAGTTATCTGTGACTCTATAGGTATCGTTGCAGAAGATTATGATTCTGAAAAAGCTGTAAAATCCTCAGACGAGCTTTACCAAGGTTTTACTGAGATTCTTGTTGATGATGCTTTTATCGAACAGTTTTACGATGGAAATCATTTATTTATAAACAAAGAAGAAATTAATCAAAAGCTGTACCCAAACCAATATCTTTTGTTGATCTCTAACGCGAACCCAAAGAAAACATGCATAGCACGCTTTGTGGACCATCAGACGCCTTTGAAAAAAATATATCATGACAAGATACCTGATTGGAAAATTAACTCAAGAAACAAAGAGCAAGCCTTTGCAATTGATTTGCTAATGGATCCTGATGTTAGGTTGGTTTCTCTTGTTGGTAGAGCAGGCTCAGGTAAAACTTTATGTGCGATAGCAGCAGGGCTGCAACAAACAATAGGATTAAGAGGAAACAGTAATCATTATTCTCGTCTTATTGTTTCTAGACCTGTTCAGCCTCTTGGCAAAGATATCGGCTTCCTTCCCGGTACGATGGAAGAAAAGATGCTTCCGTGGCTTATGCCTATTCAAGATAACTTAAAGTTTCTTATGGGCGATGGTACTTCAATGCAGATTTATGTTGATAAAGGCAAAATCGAAATTGAAGCACTAACTTACATTCGCGGAAGAAGTATATCAGATGCTTTTGTCGTAATTGATGAGGCACAGAACTTAACAAAACACGAAATTAAGACTATAATTACAAGAATAGGTGAGAATGCAAAAATCATTCTAACTGGTGACGTTGAACAGATTGACAATGCTTATGTAAACGAAACATCAAATGGGTTAGCTCATGCGGTTGAATCGTTTAAGAATTATAAGATTGCTGGGCACGTTACTTTTAAGAAAGGCGAGCGTTCTGACCTTGCTACATTAGCGTCAAAGGTGTTATAATGAATGAGAAAGTATTGACAGAAGAAGAAGTTCATACAAACCCAGATTTAGGGCTGGTTGTCCAGCCTGATTCTGATTTGAAAAAATATTTGGTTGAGTATGCTGGGACGAAATTTAATTCTGAAGAAGTTTCTGTGAATATGATTGTCGAGGTTATTGCTTCTGAGTTTCCAGAATTTCTTTATGCAGTAGCCGAAGAAAATTTCTTAAGAGGATACCAAGAGGGTTTAGAAGATGCTCAATTACTTGAAAGAGTCCTATCAGCGGAATCTGAATAGCGTGAACGATTTTTATACTTCAAACGGTCTACACGTTTACGTTAAAGATCCTGTTTCAAACGGAGTTAACCCCGAAGTAGTAATTTCAAAATTAGAAAGTGTTTTGCCGCCACATTTATTTTCTGAAGTTGAAATGGTTGCAATCGGACACTTCAAAGAGTTTGAAGAAAGAAAAATAAATGCATTCTATAGTGATGGTTGCCTTTACATTTCAAATGAACAAGATAATGAGGCAGATCTTATTGATGATTTAATTCATGAAATGTCACATTCTTTAGAAGAATCTTATGGATATGAAATATACGGAGACAAACAACTTGAAGAAGAGTTCTTGCAAAAAAGAATTCGTCTTTATGATGAGCTTTGGGCTCATGGTTACAAAACACCAAAAAGTTTCTTTTTAGATCCAGAATATGATGCTGAGTTTGATGATTACCTATTAAACAAAGTTGGCTATAATAAATTATCAATGGTCGCTCTTGGTATTTTTATTAGTGCTTATGCTGCTACTTCATTAAGAGAATATTTTGCAACAGGATTTACTTATTATTATTTAAACGAAGACCTCGTTTGGTTGAAAATGACTTGCCCTATTCTATACTCTAAGATAGATAAAATAAATAAAATGAAAGATCAAACTTGACGATCTGATCTCCAAAGGTTATATTATTATGACAAAGGAGAAAAGATGGCACATATTTCTTATTCTAGCTTGAAGGATTGGGTTTTTTGTGCTTTTTACCACAAGCTTACTCGTATTGACAAGATCGACGGCTTTACTGGTAATGAGTTTACGGCTTTTGGAACTACAATCCACAGCGCTTGTGAAAAAATTCTACTAAACGAGGATATTGACGAGTCTTATTTTATTCAAGAGTTTTCTAAGAACATTGAAAGTCTATCTGATGTTGAAATTAGAGAAGACCTTGTAAATGATATGCGTACTCAAGGTAATCAGATTATCCCTGAGATTAAAGATGCGCTTGATGATTATTTCGGTGAATACGAGGTTGTTGCTATTGAGCAAGAGCTTGGTGAGCCGATTGATAATCACGAAGATTATCAGTTCAACGGATATATTGATGCTATTGTCAAGACACCTGACGGCAAGTACCACATCTTTGATTGGAAGACTTGTTCATGGGGCTGGGACGCTCAAAAGCGGTCTGATGCTATCACAACTTATCAGCTAACCCTATACAAGTATTTCTATTCTGTTAAAATGAATATTGACCCTAAAAAGATTGAAACTCACTTTGCACTACTTAAGCGTACTGCCAAGAAGGATCGAGTTGAATTTTTTAGAGTCACTAGTGGTCCAAGAAAAACTCAAAATGCCCTTAAACTTTTAGAAAAGGCATTGTATAATATTAAAAGTCAGCGATACATTAAAAATCGCTTGTCTTGTAAAAAATGTGTATTTCGGCACTCGGAGCAGTGCCCATGAGGTATAAATGCAAAAGAAAAAGATTTTGGTCTTATCGGACCATCCACTAACACCGTCTGGTGTTGGTACGCAAACAAAATATATGATTGAAGCCCTGCTCAAGACTGGACGATATTCTTTCGTTTGCTTGGGCGGGGCTATGAAGCATCAGAGCTATCAGCCGCAGAAAGTCGAACCTTATGGTGATGATTGGCGAATCTTTCCAGTTGATGGTTATGGTAATCACGAGATTATTCGGTCAATTCTGCAGAAAGAGCGCCCCGATGTTCTTTGGTTTATGACTGATCCTCGTTTTTATACTTGGCTTTGGGAAATTGAAAATGAGATTAGGGCTTGTGTTCCTATGGTTTATTATCATGTATGGGATAACTTTCCTGCTCCTCACTACAACGCTGAGTTTTATAACTCAACCGATGAGGTTGTTTGCATCTCAAAAGTGACCCATGACATTGTTAAGGAAGTTTCACCAGATGTAAGCTCGCGTTATCTTCCACATGCTGTAAATTCCAATGTTTTTTATAAGTATAAAACTGATGAACTAAAGCAACAAGTAAAAGATACAAGAACCAAACTAACTGTTGAATCAAGTAGAAAGTTCAAAAATAAAGAAAAAACTATTTTCTTTTGGAATAACAGAAATGCCCGTCGTAAACAAAGCGGTACACTTATCTGGTGGTTTAAAAGCTTTCTAGATTATGTTGGTCATGATAAAGCGATGTTACTAATGCACACTGATCCTCGTGACCCACATGGTCAAGATCTGCCACACATTATTGAGCATCTTGGTCTTGATGATGGTCAGGTTCTTATTTCAACAAATAAGGTAGCACCAGAAGACCTTGCGAATATTTATAATGCAGCCGATTTTACGATTAATATTTCAGATGCAGAAGGCTTTGGGTTATCTACGCTTGAATCGCTGTCTTGTGGAACTCCAATTATTGTTAACATGACTGGTGGATTGCAAGAGCAAGTTACAAATGGTAAAGATTGGTTTGGTATCGGCATAGAGCCTGCATCTAAGTCTATTATTGGTTCTTTAAGCGTTCCTTATATTTACGAGGATAGAATCGCCAAACAAGACTTTATCAATGCTTTAAGCGAAGCTATGTATACAAGCGACCGTGCTTATAAGAAAATGTCTATTTCTGGTCAGATGCATGTTCGTGAAAATTACAACTTTGATAACTATGAAAGCGAATGGGTACGGATAATGGATGAAATAATCGAGAAGCATGGTTCTTGGGAAAATAGAAAGAACTATCAAACTTGGCACTTACTGGAGGTAGCGTGAGAAAAAAGGTTTTACTAAAAGGACCACTACTAACTCGTTCTGGCTATGGAGAGCAAGCAAGATTTGCGCTACGCTCTCTTCGCTCAAGAGAGGACTTATTTGAAGTTTTCATTCAGCCTCTTCAATGGGGTGCCACGTCTTGGCTGACTGACATGGATGAAGAGCGAGTATGGATCGATATGACGATTGAAAAGACCATTGCTTATATTCAAAGCGGTGGCACTTTTGATATGTCAGTTCAAGTTACGATTCCAAACGAATGGGAAAAACTGGCTCCTATCAATATTGGCTACACGGCTGGAATTGAAACAACTAAAGTGGCTCCCGTCTGGCTTCAAAAAGGAAATGAGGTTGTAGATAAAATTATTGTTGTCTCTAACCATTCTAAAAATATCTTTGAAGACACTGTGGCTATTGCAACCAACGGTCAGCAAGAATTTCAGTACAGACTTCAAACTCCAGTTGAGGCTGTGAATTATCCAGTTAAAGTTTTTGAAAACCTTCCAGATTTAAATCTAAATCTTTCCACCAGCTTTAATTTTCTATCTGTTGCTCAGTTTGGACCTCGCAAAAACCTTCCAAATACTCTTAAGTGGTTTGTTGAGGAATTCGCAGATAACGAAGACGTTGGCTTAATTCTTAAGACCAACATTGTTAAAAATAGCTTAATGGATAGAAACAAGATTCTTAAAGATCTTAAATCGTTTTTAGCAAACCTTCCAGAACACAAATGCAAAGTTTATCTTCTTCATGGCGATATGACCGATAAAGAAATGCATGCGCTTTATAAAGATTCTTCTGTAGATGCTTTCCTTGCTTTACCTCATGGTGAGGGTTTTGGTCTTCCAATCTTTGAAGCAGCCTATTCTGGGCTTCCTGTGGTCGCTACAGGCTGGTCAGGGCAGTTAGATTTTTTGGTTGATGAGCAAGGTAAGCAACATTTTTATAACGTCGCATTTGACTTACAGCCAATTCAGCAGGAGGTTGTTTGGGAGAATGTTTTGATCAAAGACTCTATGTGGGCTTATCCGCGTGAGCAGTCTGCAAAGCAACAAATGAGACTTTGTTATGAACAAATGACTAACGAAGAGACTCGTGGTACACAAATGATTGCTTTGGAGCAAAATGTAAAGCGCCTACACGAGACTTTCTCTGCCGAAAAGATGTATGAGAGGTTTATTATTTTATTTTATAATAATCAAGAAAATGTCAATGATTGGTTTAATGAAATATCGGATATTATAAAAGAATATGAATAGAAAAATAATTTATATAGCTGATTTTTTCGTAAACCACATTGTTGGTGGTGGCGAATTAAACGACCATGAATTAATTAAACTTCTAAGACATAGTGGTAGGAAAGTTGAATGTTTTCAATCTCATTTGGTTACTAAGAAAATAATTCAAAACAATCTGGATTGTTTTTATATAATATCTAATTTTTGTAATCTTTCATATGATGTTAGAGAAAAAATTACCTATGAGTGCGAATACATAATATACGAACATGATCATAAATATTTAAATACAAGAAATCCAATATTTTTTAAAGACTTCAAAGCTTCAAATGATAATTTTAGAAATTATTTCTTTTACAAAAATGCTAAAAAAGTCTTTTGCCAAACAAATTATCACAAAAATATAATCACAAAAAATCTTGAGTTAGACAATGTTTTATCCGTAAATGGAAATTTGTGGTCTTTGGAAGTATTAACTAAATTGAAAGCTTTATCTCAAAACCAAAAAAAAGATAGAGTTTCTATTTTGAAAAGTCAAATACCCCATAAAAACACAGTAGGTGCTATTGATTATTGTAATAAAAATAATTTAGAATATGATTTAATAGAAGACTCAAATTATATCAATTTTTTACATAAACTTAGTAATAACAAAAAATTGATTTTTTTCCCTAAATCACCGGAAACATTATCTAGAATTGTGTGTGAAGCTAGAATGATGGGAGTCGGTGTTATTTTAAATCAAATGGTTGGTGCTAGTCATGAACCGTGGTTTAAGCTAAAAGGCGAAAAATTAATAGATTATATGAACGATAGAAGAGATTATATATTAAATTTAGTATTAGAGGAAATAGATAAACCTAGAATCACAAAAACTGATAAAAAGATTAGCATTATAACAACATTTCATAAAGCAGAAGAATACATAGAAGATTATTTAGATAACATAACCAAACAAACAATTTTCGATCAGTGTGAACTAATTCTAGTTGATTCTGCTTCACCCGGCAGAGAAAAAGAAATAGTTAAAAAATACATGAAAAAATTTAATAATATACATTATTATCAATATAGTAAAAATTTTAAGCCCACAATTGGACACAATATAGCAATCATGAAGAGTAATTGCCCTTTTGTTGTTTGGGCTATGATAGATGATAGAAAAAGTATTGATGGTATAGAAATTCTATATAATAGATTAACATCCAGTGATAAAATAGAGTTGGTGTATGGGGATTGCTTAGTTACGGACAAAAAAAACGAAACAGTAGAAAACACCAAATCAACAAAATTATCTGAACATTCCATTTTACCATTTTCAAAAGAAAATATGATAAAATGTTTACCGGGGCCAATGCCAATGTGGAGGAAAAGACTTCATGAAAAAGTTGGTTTTTTTGATGAAGTAAATCTAGATTTTTCAGATGATTGGGATTTATGGCTTCGTGCTGTTAACGAGAACTGCATATTCTCTAAAGTTGAACAAGTTGTTGGTTTATATATGGAAGGCGGCAGATCGCAATCGCAAAATAATCTGGAGCAACGTAAAGAAGAAGCGCAGATATTTTTTAAAAATGGTCATATTTTTGGAAAAAACTATGAACTTTATAAAAACTATTTTTCACAATTTTTAAATACAAAATAAATGTGATAACAAGAATAATGATTATTATATTGAAATGCAGTTTAATATGCGCTATAATATGTTTATTCTATTAAAAAAGGAACACCCAAATGACAAATAGGAAATATCTCCCAACACTGTCGGAACTAGTTGACAGACTTAGTATCGCACAGTTAAAAGAAGTCTTTATTTCAGAGCATAAAGATGAATACGCACAAGAAATTTCAGATATCTTGTATGATATCCAGATGATTTTAGAAGAAAAACAATCTTCAGAAGGACATATGGTAGTTGATGCCAAAACGATTAGAGCTATCGTAGTACTTTCACAAATGAATTTACACATTTGGCATAACGAGTCGAATTACCGTAAAGGTATTAAAGACGGCAACAATCTAGAGTTGACGCACGGATTAAATGGAATTCGAAATACTGCTAAAAATAAAATTCAAGAAATTGTAGGTGGCAGGAAAGATTATAAAATCGATTGTCTGGCAGCAGAATTCAAAGATTGGGAGATTAGTTGGAATGAATAAAGATATGAGTCTTAGTGAATATTATGAATATTATCTAACCTTACATCAAAATAGATGGACCAGAAGAACACACATACTAGGACAGATTGCAACAATAATATTTATTGCTATGGTTGTATACCTTAAACTTTGGTTATTGTTGTTTTTAGCACCTTTTGTAGTATACCCTTTTGCTTGGTCTGGGCATTACTTTTTTGAAAAAAATAAACCAGCCGCGTTTAGTCACCCCATAAAAGCAAAATTGTGTGATTGGATTATGTTTAAAGACATTTTAATTGGAAGATTGGAGTTTTAATGAGTAAAAAAATATTGATTACAGGTGGCGCTGGATATATCGGTAGCGAATTGACGGGACATTTACTAAGAGACGGTCATCAAGTTACTTGTATAGATAATCTTATGTATGATGCTACGTCTCTGTTAAGATATACAGTTGATTCAAATTTTAATTTTGAAAAAGGGGATGTAAGAAATATAAATTTTTTACGAAAGCATATGGCACAAGCAGATGTTATTATACCCTTGGCAGCTTTAGTCGGCTTCCCGTTGTGCGAAAAAGACAAACGAGGAGCAAGAGAAATAAATTATGAGGTAAATCAATGGATTGCCGATAACAAATCAAAAGATCAAATGGTGATTTATCCTTGCACTAATTCTGGTTATGGAACCTCCAAAGATGGCTCCATGTGTACAGAAGAATCTCCTCTTAATCCAGTTTCTCTATATGGAACAACAAAAGTTCAGGCAGAAAAGGCTTATCGAGAAATAGAAAATCATGTCACTTTTAGATTTGCAACTGTATTCGGACCCGGTTCTAGAATGAGAACAGATCTATTGGTAAATAATTTTGTTCTTAAGGCACTGAGAGAAGGCGTATTAGTTTTATACGAATGTGAATTTATGAGAAATTATTTGCACTTACAAGATGCATGTAGATCTTTTAAATTTGTAATTGATAATTGGGATAATTGTAAAAATGAGACATATAATGTGGGTCACGATGGAATAAATATGAATAAGCTACAGCTAGCTAAAAAAATTCAAGAGCACATACCTTTACAAATTATAAAAGCGGAAATAAATACTGATCCAGATGTTCGTGATTATGAAGTTAGTAGTCAGAAGATTTATAATAAAGGATTTGACTGCAAATATGATTTGGATGATGGTATTATACAATTGATAAAAGCTTATTCTATTATAGAATCACCGTGGTATGCGAATTATTAAGGAATAAAAAAATGAATAAATTGGACATTCTATTTGTGCATCCGAATGCTTCAAAACAAATTTATCAGAGTCTGAGTAAAAAATACTCAGCTATAGAGCCACCAATATGGGCTGCTTTGTTGGCAAATCATGTCCGCTCGAAAGGATATGAAAATGTAGCCATATTAGATTGTGAGGCTGAGCAGCTAAGTCCAGTCGAAAGTTATTTAAAAATAGAAGATTTTGATCCAAAGTTAGTAGTGTTTGTTGTCTATGGACAGCAGCCATCAGCATCGGCTCAGAATATGCTAGGTGTCCACAATTGCTTAGAAATATTAAAACAAAACAATCCAGAAAGAAAAGTACTAATAACAGGACTTTATCCGTCTGCTGTTTCTAGAAAAACAATGCAAGACGAAAAAACTGATTTTGTTTGTCAGGGAGAAGGACCCAGAACATTAACAGCATTAATGGAAGTTGATAATTTATCGGATCCTTATCAGCTAAGTAAGGTTCCCGGTTTATGGTATAGGGATGGAGATAAAATTTGTTTTACTAAACCTGCCCCATTAATAACACAAGAAGAGATGCAAACAGAACTTCCGGGTATGGCTTGGGATTTGTTGCCAATGGAAAAATATAGAACTTCAAATTGGCATGGGATGTCTAACAAAAATCAAACAATGCCTTTTGCCTCTCTTTATACTAGTTTGGGTTGTCCATTTAGATGTAGTTTTTGTTGCATTAACGCCCCGTTTGGAAATAATAATGTTGAGAACTGGAATTATGAAAGAAACAAATTTAGATTTTGGAATCCAGAATATGCTATAAATGAATTTGATAAGATACATCAAATGGGGATTAGAAATATCAAAATTGCTGACGAAATGTTTGTTTTAAATCAAGATCATTTTTTAAAATTGTGTAATCTAATAATAGACAGAAAATATGATTTTAATATTTGGGCATATGCTAGAATTGATACAGTTAAAAAATCTTACCTAGACACTCTAAAGAAAGCTGGTATAGAATGGTTAGCTCTTGGTATCGAGTCTGGTAACGGTGTAGTTAGAAAAGATGTTGTTAAAGGAAAGTTTACAGATGTAAAGATTTCTGATTTAGTTAAAGAAATACAAGATTCTGGAATTAATGTAATAGGGAATTTTATTTTTGGTCTACCGGAAGATGATCACAGCACAATGAGAGAAACTTTAGAACTAGCAAAAGACTTAAATTGTGAATTTGCCAATTTTTATTGTTCTATGGCATACCCCGGTTCACGACTATATTTGGATGCTATCAAAAATAATTTACCCTTACCAGAAACTTATAGTGGATATTCACAGCATTCCTATGATATACTTCCTTTAAGTACAAAATATATTACTTCTTCAGAAGTAGTAAAATTTAGAGATAATGCTTTTAACGAGTATTATCAAAATCCAAAATACCTAAGTTACATTAAGCAAAAATTCGGTCAAGAAACCCACGATGGAATTGTGAAAATGTGCGAACATAAATTAAAGAGGAAAATATTAGGTGATTAAATGTTAACAAAAGAAGAATTGATAGAATTCGAAAATGATATAGCAGATTGTTTTAATTCAGCCATGATTAAAGCTCCTGTTCATTTATATAATGGTAATGAAGAACAAATAATTGATGTTTTTAAAAAACATAAAATAGGAAAAGAAGATTGGGTTTTATGTTCTTGGAGAAGCCATTATCAGTGTCTTTTAAAAGGTGTTCCACCAAAACAATTGAAGGAAGCGATCTTAGAAGGGAGATCGATATCTTTAAGTTTTAAAGAACACAAAATTCTTTGTTCTGGAATTGTAACTGGACAATTGTCTGTTTCATTAGGCATAGCCATTGATATTAAACGTCGAGGCGGAAAAAATAAAGTATATTGTTTTATGGGAGAAATGACTTCCGAGACTGGCGCTGCCCATGAGTGTATAAAATATGCTCGTAATCACAAATTGCCGATACACTTTATAATTGAAGATAATGGAAAATCAGTTTGCACCGACACAAGAGCAACATGGAATATGGAAAAGCTAACTTATGAAGGTATTAATGACGATTATGTTACTTATTATAAATATAAATTAGACAAATATCCTCATGCTGGTGCTGGAATCAGAGTTCAATTTTAAGGAGAAAACAATATGGGAAAATATTTTGATGAATTAAGCCGTGCTATGTCTTATTTGGGAGAACAAAATAATACTTTATTTTTGGGTCAAGCGGTTGAATATAAAGGAACGGCAATGACAAATACTTTGAAAGAAGTTCCAAGAAATAAATTGTTGGAAATGCCTGTTAATGAAGAAATGCAAATGGGAATCACAAATGGCTTAAGCATAGCTGGAACTGTTCCGATTAGTATATACCCGCGTTGGAATTTTCTTCTTTTAGCAGTAAATCAATTGGTTAATCATTTGGACAAATACTCAATTTATACACACGGAGAATATGCTCCAAAAGCAATTATTCGGGTTGGCATTGGGTCTGAAAATCCTTTAAATCCGCAAATACAACACACTGGAGACTTTACCGATGCATTTAGAAATATGTTGACAACAGTAGAAGTTATAAGACTAGATGAGCCAGAAGATATTTTTCCAGCATATCATAAAGCATATCACAGGACAGATGGAAAAAGTACCATTTTAGTTGAGTGGGGTGATTATTATAATGAAAAGTAAAAAAGATATTTCTTTTTTGATACCAACCAACAGGTCACACGAAAAATATTTAGATAAAACAATATTAACTATTAATCGTATGGACAGCTTGGGTTTTGATTATGAAATTTTAGTTTCTTCTACCAATTCTGGTATTGATAGTAAAAATATTAAATATTTTAAAGATACTGACAACGAAGGATCAATACGCCCAATTAATTTTCTTGCTTCTCAGGCAAATGGAGATTATCTTTGTGTTTTGGTAGATGATTATTTGCCGTCAAAAAATTTGTTTTCTGTTATTAATTTCTTACAATCTCCTTTATATTATGATAGAATATATAAAGTTACTAGCTTATCAGTTACGGTTAAAAATAACGGGCATTACTATAAATTACCAGCCGAATTAGTTCCGCCAAGTGTAATACACCCAATAACCAAAGCCGAAAGAAAACATAATAGAAATTATATTATGAAATTCCCAACAATGGACAGAAAAACTTATGAGTTGTTTGGAGAAAAAATATTTCATCCTCATTTCCTACACCATGTAGCAGACAACTATATGTCAATTTATCTTGGTCACATGGGGGAACCAACAATAGAATGCAGAGAAATTACTTTGTGGGATTGGGCTGGGAGAAACGCTAAAACAACTTATGATGTTTACGATATGATTGTTCTATACAATCTGGTTGGTAATTTGAATAACAACTACTATGACAAAAACAGTGTTTTTGATAATCTAGAAGATATGAAGAAATTTTATTTAGAAATTTGAGAGGTATTTTGTGTTAACATTGATATTGACTTCAAGAGTAAAAGGTAATAAAGATAGCAATATAGATCAACTACTGACAAGTTTACAGCAATGTGGAGGAAATGCGGAAAATTGTGAGGTTTTGATAAAATATGATTCTGATGATGATTTACGCCCTCCTCAAGAATATTTTAATAAATTTCCTTTTAGTGTTAAAACTTTTGTTTGGTCAAGAGGCGAAGGTCGTCATGGTTTTCATTTAGATCATTTTTATTTGTTTTCACAAAGAAACCAAAAATCAACATTTGTTCTACTTTGTGCTGATGATTTCACATTTATAAAAAAAGGTTTTATTGATGATATCTTATCAATAAAAGATGAATATTGTTTTGTTGGTCCCCGCCGTCCAAGAGTAGAGCTTTATAAAGGTCGCTGGAGAGAACCGCAAATCATGGAAGTATGGAAACACAATGAAGGTGTTAGTTTGCCATGCTTTTCAGTAAGATGTATTGAAGTTTTACAAAATTACGGTTGGCAATGTAATGGAGATAATTGGAAAACATTATTGCATATCTTAATGTATGAGTCTTACGGGATAGATTTGTGGAGAACAGTCCCCGATTTTTTCAGTCGGAATCCCACCGATGGAGCATCAGGATTTGGGGGATCTTATAACAATATGGAAATGGATGGTATGAAAAACCCTGAAAATTTGTACTATTATGATTTAGTCGCGCAACAAGCCAAAAATCTATATTTAAATATAGTTGCAGATCGAATGATAAAAGCATATAATAATATGCAAAATAATAACAAATGAACTGATTTGTGGAGTACAATATTGTATGAAAATGTTGTTTGTAAAAGAAGAGCTTCCATTAAATGGAGTGTATAAAATATATTTAGAAAACTTCTCAGACAATAGAGGAAATATCACAAATTTATTTGATGTAAACCAATTTCCAGATTTTAAAATTGATAAATTGACAAAATCAAAAAAAAATGTATTAAGGGGCTTGCACGGAGATTCAATAAATGATAAATTGATATACTGCCTTAAAGGAAAAATATATTTAGCTATTGTAAATTATGATAAACAAAGTGAACAATATTTACAAAAATTTGAGATAGAGATGGACGAAGATAGCAATTTTGCTGTTTTTATTCCTAAAAATTTCTTGAATGGACACTACTGTTTAACTGAAGATTGCTTGTTCTATTATAAATGGTCAGAAAACTATGTTTCTCCAGAAAACCAATTTTCTCTAAGATGGGACGAACCAATATTAGACATTAAATGGCCTTTAATAAAGGCATTGCCGGTTTTATCAGAACGAGACAAAAAATCTAAATTTTTAAAGGAGATTAAATGAAAATAAGATATCCGTTGGCTAAAGAAACAATTAATGATGAAGATGTCGATGCGCTGTGCAATTGGCTAAAAAGTTATCCTAGACTAACAAAAGGAGATTTGACTTTACAGGTAGAAAAAGATTGGGCTGAATATATCGGTACAAAATATTCAGTATTCAATAATTCTGGGTCTTCGGCTAATCTTTTAATGATAGCCACAGCAGTTCAATGTGGTCTAATACCAAATAAGAAAATAGTTGTTCCATCGGTTGGATGGGTTACAACGATTTCACCAGCTATTCAGCTAGGATTACACCCAATTATGTGTGGTGCGGACCCAAAAACTTTTGGTATTGATCTGGATCAGTTGGAGCAAATTTGTGAAACCGAAAGACCTGATGCTGTTATATTTGTACAAGTATTGGGTGTTCCTCATCATAAAGAAAGGTTGTTGAAACTGAAAGAAAAATATGGTTTTGTACTTCTAGAGGACGCTTGTGCAGCACTTGGGGCTAGATATAGTGATGGCACAATGGTTGGTACTATCGGTGATATGTCTTCTTTTTCATTTTATTTTGGACATCAGCTTTCCACAATTGAAGGTGGTATGGTAAACGTCAATGATAAGAAACTTTATGATATGCTTTTAATGTTGCGTAGTCACGGTTGGGCTAAAGATCTGGATGAGGAAACTTATAGTGACATGATGAAAGAAAGGAATATTGACGATTTTCATTCTCCTTTTACATTTTTTGTACCCGGATACAATTTAAGGTCAACAGACTTGCAGGCTTTTTTGGGAATTAGACAAATCAAAAAAGCAGAGTGGGCATCTAAAAACAGAAATAGAAATCATTTACTGTATGCTAAAAAGCTTCAAGGCTATGTTGAGTTTCAAGATTGGGGAGTTGAGTACCCGGTATCTATTTCTTTTGGTGCCTTAGCTAACAGTACGCAACATAGAAAAGAAATAGTAAGTCGTTTGGTTGAAAACGGTATCGAGACAAGAATTTTTAGTGCTGGAAATTTAGGAAGACATCCATTTTGGATTGATTTGTATAATGAATTCGCTGATTTTCAAAGCGATGCAATTCATTCTAGAGGATTTTTTGTGCCTAATTACCCCGAATTGACCGAAGAAGAGATAGAATTTATTTGCAACGTTATAAAGGATATATAATGACAGTTCTTGTTATAGGAGAGAGTTGTTTAGATATATTTATGTACGGAGAATGTAAAAGGTTGTGTCCTGAAGCCCCCGTACCTGTTTTTAATCCTTTGTATAAAATTGAAAATGGAGGAATGGCTTATAATGTTTATCAAAATCTACAATCTCTAGAAGTTGAATGCACTCTACACACAAACAATAATTTTAAAAATATTACAAAAACTAGATTTATTGATGAAAAGACAAATCATATGTTTATGAGACTTGATAAAAATGATAATTCTTATGATAAATGTGATATTAAGAAAATAGATTTTTCTCAGTATGCGGTTATTCTAATTTCTGATTATAACAAAGGTTTTCTTACGGAAGAAGATATAAAGTTTATTGGAGAAAATCATGATTGTGTATTTTTAGATACAAAAAAGATTTTAGGCTCGTGGTGTAAAAGCATAAATTATATTAAGATTAACCTTGATGAATATGAAAAAACAAAACACATATTAGATGAAGAAATATTAAACACCCTAATAGTAACAATGGGATCAGATGGGGCAAAGTATAATAATATGATTTATCCAGTACCAAAAGTAGAAATCAAAGACACATCGGGTGCTGGTGATACTTTTATTGCTGCTATGGTTGCCGAATATGTAAAATCTAAAAATATTCATAAATCTATAAAATTCGGTAATACATGTGCTACAATTGTGGTACAGAAAAAAGGCGTTACTATAGTATGAAAGTTATATGGACAAACGGTTGTTTTGACGTTTTACATCGAGGACATATAGAATTATTTAAATATGCTAAGTCTCTTGGTGATTGGTTGGTGGTCGGAATTGATACTGACCAGAGAGTTAGAGCCGCTAAGGGAGAGTCGCGCCCTTTTAACACTATAGAAGATAGGGTTATGTTACTTGAATCAATTAAGTACATTGACGAAATAAGAGTGTTTAACCACGATGATGAGCTTGATACACAGATTCTTTTAAGTCGTGCTGAAATAATGGTGGTAGGTTCCGATTACAAAGATAAAAGAGTGATCGGCTCCAGACATGTGCAGGAAGTAAAATTTTTTGATAGAATAGAAGGATACTCAACAACAAATATATTGGTAGGTTTACAATGACATATGTTTTTGATATAGATGGTACAATTTGCACCAATACTAATGGAAAATATTCAAGAGCAGAGCCTCTACAAGACAGAATAGACACTGTAAATAAGTTATATGACCAAGGACATACCATTTATTTTTTAACAGCAAGAGGTATGGGCAGAAGCGGAAATTCTATTGCTTTTGCTTATGAGGCTTTTGAGGTTTTAACAAAATCACAACTAAAAGAATGGGGTGTTAAATATCATCGTTTGTTTTTAGGCAAACCATCTGGTGATTTTTATATTGATGACAAAGGAATGAAAGATGAAGACTTCTTTGGAAATTAAATTTGTCCCCAAAGGCTGGGGATTTGAAAAATGGATCGTTAACTGCGAAGAGTATTGCGGAAAGCTTCTCTATTTTGTCAAAGACAAAAAATGCTCTTGGCATTATCATGAACTAAAAGATGAAGTTTTTTATATCCAATCTGGAAAAATAAAAGTTCTTTTTTCAGACACAGATGATATTGAAAAAGCACAGGAAATAATACTTGGATCGGGCGACAATTTCCATGTATATCGTGGGCTTAGACACCAAATGATAGCGTTAGAAGACACTGAATTGTTTGAGTTTTCAACTCAACATTTTGATTCAGATAGTTATAGAATTCAAAAAGGAGATTAATATGGAAAACATGAGATTATCAAACCAAGCGCTTGGTGCTATTATGATGGCTTTGCAAGAGTCGCTACTACATCAGCTAGATATTGTGCCTATTTTAAAGGGCTTTGAGCTAAACCTTTCAGAAGAGGGGCTAGTTGTAATGAACCCTCCAACAGTTCGCATTACTGGTGAGCAGATTTCAGAAGATGATCTAAACAGCACAGTAAGCTAATGCCGAGATATAAATACTCATGCCAAGATTGCGATTCAGAGAAAATGGTTTTTCATTTGTACTCTGAGTCGCCTATTGTTATTTGCGATGTTTGTGAGTCACAACTTGTGCGTGGCTTGACTTCCCCTTCATTGAAAAAAGAAGTGATAGAATCAAATGCACAAGTTGGAAAACTAACAAAGCAATATATAGAAGATAACAGAAAGCTTCTAAAAGAAGAGCAACAGAAAGCAAGGAAACAAACTTATGAGCCGACTTGAAATTATTTTATCAGCGATTTTGTTGGTTTCTCTTGTATTTAATGTTGGCATGCTTATTTATGCTCGTTCAGCGATTATAAGATTATTATCTATCTCTGAAGAGCTTGGCGATCTACAAAGCATGGTAGAATCGTTTGCGGCACACGTACAGTCAATTTACGAATTAGAAATGTATTATGGCGATAATACTTTGAAGTTTTTATTAGATCATGCCTCGTCTTTTAGCGAGCAGTTAACAACTTTTGAATATATCTATTCTTTAACTGCCGAAGAAGAGCAAACGCAGTTAAAGGAAACAATAGATGAAGAACAGGCAACGCAGGTCGAGTAGAGAACCAAATCATTATTTTACTCAAGTTCATGAAGATGCAATTATAGGGTATGTCAATAGTGATGATTTAAAAGAAAAGACATACCTTTATGAAAACTTTATACAACCTGCTTTTTCTGAAATGGTTGATAAAATAGTTTTTACTTACAAATTTACAACCTTACCAAACTGTGATGATTTGCGAGAAGAATGCAAAATATGGTTAGTTACAGTTCTCGATAAATATAGTCCAGAAAAAGCAAAGGCATTTTCTTATTTTTCTGTTGTCTCAAAGAACTGGTTTATTCATAAGGTAAAACAACAGAAAAAGAAAAATACAAGAGAGATTGATTTAGACAACATCTCTAAAAAATATGAAGAACAATATTTATCAACCCAAAATGCTTATGAAGTAAATCGTTTACAGAAAGAGTTCTGGCAATCTTTTTACGAGGAAATAAAAGATTGGAATACAGAGTCCATGAAAGAAAACGATTTAAAAGTTTATAAAGCTATTTTGATTCTCTTTGAGTCCAAAGAAGACATTGAAATTTTTAACAAGAAAGCTATTTACTTATATCTTCGCGAGATTACTGATTTAAACACTAAACAAATAGTTAATTCTTTAAAGAAGTTTAGAAAGCAGTATTCATCATTTAAAGAAGATTGGGAAAATGGTTTAATATGAGCAAAGATATTGATTCATTAATTAGCGAAGCATTAGACAACATACGAGATGATCGCAAGATAGCTCGTGAGTTTTTAAATGAGATCGCAAACCAAATCGCGGTTAATGCAGAAAATAATAAATATCTTTCACCTGTAGCTGCAAAACATATAGAAACCATGCAACGTTCAAACGAGCAGTTAGTTAAAATTATCGGTTTACGTCAAAAAGCAAAAATTCAATCTTTTGAGCTTACAGACGACGATAAAAATGACATCTTTGATATGCTCCAAGATAGTAATCAGGAGTCATAATCATGTCTCTTTCATTAAGGGAGCTAGCAGAGATTCTTTTTGTTAAAACACTTGACGATGGAACAAATGCGTTTAAAAACGAAAACTCCTTTAAGATTAGGGTGATTAGTAAGCCAACAAGATTTTCTGGACCTCAAACTTCAAGTGGTGATACCGAGGAGAAGGAGACAGAAGATGGAAGAGCCGAAACTAAGTTTATTTTTATGGGAAGAATATTACAAAACAATATGGCTCATGAAAGTTACTTGCCTGACATTTGTGATCTTTCTGTCGCTTCTGATCCTTACAAACAAAATGTTCTTGGTAGTTTGCATACAAGAATAATAGCTAGTACAAAAATCAGCCCTGACGTTGGCAATCTACAAATTGGTGATGAGATCGTGGGTGAATGTCGCGCATCTGATGTTGGAGATTTTGACTTACAAACAATAGAATTATCCAGAATATCAGAAATATTCCAAAAATCACCAGAGGGCGGCGCACCTTGTGAAAGTTTAAAAGATGCTTTTGACACATCTCCAGTTTTTTCTTTAGCAGAACTTAGGAATGGTGAAAATCCAGGTAATATAGAAAATACACAAAAGCTTTATGACTACTGGACAAGCCAGTACCCTAACGCAGCAAAATTGTTTCCTCCAGAGGGACATTGTGGCGGCATAGGCGGCTATGACATAGTGCTTTGTAAGACAGGCAAGATAGGAACAAAGAATGTAACTTTACACCCCGTTTTTTGGGATAAAGTAAAAGAAGTTTACGAGAACGTTAAAGCACAAGGGTTTGGTGAAAAATTCGACGCTGGAGGTGGACTTAGAAGCGTGGAGACGCAAATGTCACTAAGAATAACTAATTCTATAAAAGCAGGAAACGATTTTACCTATGAACAACTTTTGACAATAAGTTCTGGCGATGGCAATTTTGAACCTCCTGCTGCTCCTATCCCAACTAAATCGCCAGAAGATGGTTCTCGACATTTATTTGGTCTTGCGATAGACTTTTCTGGCATTCTAGGTACTGATTCAGCTAAAAATTCAAAAACTTACAACTACATGCTGGATTTAGAGAAAAAGACAGATGGTTTTAAAAATTATAGGGAAGAACCCTGGCACTGGAGCATAGACGGTAGATAAAAAATGGCAAAAAAGAAATTATCAGATTTAGTCAAAGGCAATTCAGAAGATCCAACTCTAACCGCACAAGAGATTATTGATTCTGGAGCACAAATAAACTCAGTACCTACTGGAACTGGATTATTTAACACGCCTTTATACGGCACTCCTTTTACTTACGATACTCCCGCTGGCGCTTCCCAACTTGAAAATAAAGGTGCTTATATTGTATTTGGTCAAGTTCCTCCTTCCGGTAAAACAAGCGGATATGGTGCCAAAGGTATTCCAGCTTCTTCAATCGATTTGGTTGTAGGTCGCCATTCTTCGACTTATGGTGGAAAAGGACCGAAAGAAGGTTCTGTTATTGATAATAACTTTTCAGCAGATGCAGCAAGAATTTATATTTCAAGGCTCTGCGACATTGATCAGATCTTTGGATTAGAATCTTCGCCAACAAAAAAAGAAGGACGAGGATTAATAGCGCGTTCTGGTATTGGCATTAAAGCAGATGGTGTGCGTATTATCGGGCGCGAAGGAGTCAAGATTACTACTGGCAAAATGCGTGGTGGCAAACTTGGACCTAAAGGTGAAACAAATTCTCTTGGTGGTGTTTTAGAATCAAAAGCTCCAAAAATTGAATTGGTCGCAGGCAATAACTATAGCTTAAAATTCAATAGCAAAGATGCATTTGACCAAGTTCAAGGCGTGGCTTTAGGAAAAAGAACAGAGCTTTGTATTTCAGAGTTAAACGACATTATAGGCGAACTTTGGAGTGCAGTATTTAATATGACATTAATACAAATAGGTGTTAATATTCCTCTTGGTGTTAGTCCTTTGCCGTGGCAGGCTCCTGCTGTTGCTTATGGAAACAGCCAGTATGCATCTAAAGTTTTAACTTCTTTGTACCAAACAAGAGTCAATTCAACACTTTGGAAAAATAGATATATTGGAGCTACCGCTGATCGCTACATCGTATCTAAAAACGTTAAAACAAACTAACTACTGTACACAAAGGTAAATTATATGGCTGAATCAAAGTTTTTACCATTCCAAGATGTTGATGGTGATGGGTTTAACGATTCTTGTAAAGAAGAAGTAAGAATAGAAGACGTTAAAGAATGTCCCACTTGCACTCCAGATCCAAATGCGATAATTCCTATTTGGTACAACTTGACGGAATACGAGCCGTATTTTAATGGTCGAGAATGCCAATACCAAATTACTATTACTACAACAGAATCAAATACTGGCTATACAGATGGAATGTCAGATAGTGAAGCTCAAAGCGCTTTAAATAATATTTATGATGCTTATTCTGATCAAGCAATTGAGTTTCTTTTGTTGTCTTACAATAAAAACGACACAGAAGGAACTCGCTCTTTTATAAAAGAAAATCTTGAGTATACTGATTATTATCTTGATCCACGACAATTCTCTAAATTAAAATTACTTTACTCTGTCCCAATTGAAGTTCTGGACGCTATTGGAGAATCAGATTCAGAAGAAGAATCAGAAACAGAAGCTGGAGATATTGAATTTACCTATTCTGGTGATGAGATCGCCATTTTAGCACTTAAAATTCGTAAAGGTCTTAGTCTTTATAACCGCTATTATAAAGCATATCAGTTCACTCAAGAAGAAAGTCTTCGATTTTTAGACGATGATCGTGTTTTCAACTTAGGCAACTATGGTGATTTTGGGTTTGGCAACTCAAGCATGAAGTCTTTAATAGACGACCTTGGAGCTTTCTTTTCAAAATACAATTATTCAATCCCAGGCACAGATGGACTATTCTTAAAAGGCAGAAATGTAGTTACAGAAGCTACATTTACTATTACTTTTAATCAAAATCTTAGTCGGTATGTTGTCAAGAAAATAGAGTTTTTTTATGAAGCGTGTGGTTCTAAGCCTATTGTTTGGGGACAGAAAAGGTGTAACGATTTAAACAGCAAGCAAGCGTGGAAAGATCAAACAGCAGTTTATTATTTCTCTCGCATGAAAGAGATGGAAACTGACTTAACAGCAAGAGAGCCCTTACCTTGGCTTGATTTTGTTATTAAACATACATTTCCAGAAGTCTATTCCGCTGGTGGCGATAACTTAACAGCTAATTTGTCTGCCGGAAGTTGTATTGCAAGTGCGCTTGCAGAAGAAGGAAAGCAACTCGGTCAAGATATTTTAGATGATGTATTTGGTATTGGTGATGCTATTGCTTATAAGTTCCACGAATCGCTGTGTAAGTCTGTAAGCGAAGCAAAAAGAGAAAACAGGTTTACAGCCGACCTAGATTTTTCGTTAGAAGTTAGAACCCTTGTGGCTGTTGGAAATCTTGACGAAGCTGAACAAAATATGAAAGCGATGGCTTTAGAGCAAGCTTACGCCGAGCTTGAACAAGGCAAACAACCATTTTTAAATTTATGTGACACGATTCTTATTGGAGGATCTAGTTCGTTAGACAAAATTAATTTTATTTCTTGTTTTGCTGGCGGTTCAACTGGCAGTAGTACCGATTTTGACATTAATCAATTGTGGGAGCTTGGGTTAGACGATATTAAATTATGTGGTCTTTATGATGCGCTAATTGATGTTATTAATTGTTTGATGAGCGGTCTGACACTTGAAGAATCACTTTCTAAAATTACTGAATCTGCTCTACGTGGAATGTCAATAACCAATTTTGGAGATTTATTTGTAGGCTTGCCCCCAGACAAACAAGCAGAACTAGACGCCCTTGTAAAGCAAAAGCTAGAAAGTGGCGATATTTTTAAAGAAGGCTCAACAAATCAAGAAATTTCTGATGCAATAGCTGCTGGAAATATTTCTGCTTTACCTCCGTGGGAAGATAATGATGCTGGTTCAGAAAGCTTAAATGACACGACGGGAGCAAATTCCAGTAACCAACAAACGCAACAAGAAAAAAGAACACTTGCTAGTCAGCTAGATCCGGCATCTGCGGCAAATAAATTGAGTTCTAGTATCGTATTGGAAGCTTATATCCAAGCAATGCTTGAGGTCTATGGAAACAACTTATTAGAATTAGTAGATGAATTAAATCGATTCCCAGGCGCACGTTTAATTTCAAATATTATTGCTTTGGTGGATTGTCCAGTGCCACCTCTTTTCGAGCCAAGCATAATTGATTTTATTAAAGAAATTGATTTACCTTTTTGTGAGAACATAGATGATCTAACATTTCCAAATTTTCAAAATCCATTTGTTTGGTTGCCTCTTAGATTTGATTTGACCGCATCCCTTTTCGCAGCTATTCGATGCACAATTCAAGTTACAATAATGAAGATCTTAATTAAATTAATTGTTAAGATTTGCCAAACACTTGGAAACGCAACTTGTAATAGACTAGAATTAGCAGGGGATATTTTGTCGAACAGCCCCCAGCTTTCAACTGGAAGACAAAATTTAGTAAACTTAATTAGAGAGTCTATTTGCGGAGAGAATGCAGCAAGCGAAGACGTTGATAATACAATTATAGATATGGTTGCTTCTCTCGGAGTTGGTTCTGCTGCTCTTGCAAATACAGAACAAACTTTGCAATTTGCTGAAGATGTTAGTTCATCACTAACACAAGCAGAGTTAACGCAGTTAATCCTCGGGCAAGCAACAGACGAAACTCTTTCAATAATTGATTCTCTTATTGAATATGAGTATCCAGATTATAGATCTACGATTCCAAACAGACAAGCAATTGGAAGTTTTTTTGGCAATATGGGCAAGCTTATGCCAGCCGATTTTAGAGATTCTTTAGGTCAATCTTTGGGCAACATTTTAGATGATAGTCCAGCAAACCCAAGCATCTGTTTGGATCCAGCTTTAGTGGAAAACTTTTGTGAAACAAGATTCTCAATATTAGAAGGCAGAGCATCACCAGAACAAATCTCTCAAATGTGCGATAACTCAAGAGGTCTTGAGGATTTAGGTGATTTTGCAAATGTTTTGGATTGTATTTCAAAGCCTGATGGTATTGCTTGTTATTTACAGCAGCAAATGCCGCCGTTAGTTTCAGATCCTGGTTGTAATAACGGCATTATTCCTTACGAGTCCGAAGTTGCATCACAATCAACAACGTTCGCGATTGGTGGAGATTTTGAACAGTTACAAGTTGATTATTCAAAAGACATGATTGGCAACGGTCCTGGTGAAGATAATTGGGGTTTAATCAACATGATGTTGTCTGACACTATGGGCATTCCCCTTACCGCGCATACAAGAAGAGCAATTTTAAGACCAAATTACGTTGATGGGTACGGAACATTTTCACCTACTGATGCTCAAATGGCTGCAATCTTTTTAACAAATCCGCTCCTTGGTCTTGCACTTACTCCGTTTATTGCTGATTTCCAAAGAGGAGCTTTCCCAACAAAAGTTGCTGCGTATCTTCAAGAAGAAATGAATAACATAGGGAGTTCAATCACAACAAATATAAACAACGAAGTTTCAGAAGAAGAGCAATGGTCTTTATCACTGAAGGAACTTGGCATGGATGGTATATTTGGAAGTGTCGATCTTCTTGGTATACCTGACCTTGGATATAATGTAGATGTTCAGCCAATAGAATCTGATGGTAAAATAGAAGAAGTTCAGTTTACTTATTTACCAAGAAAAGCTGAACCTGATTTATCTTTTACTTATTATGATAATGCAAAAGGATTAAAAGCTACTGATGAATCAGATTTTAGTTGGGGCTTCGAGCTTCAAAGCTTCTTTGGGGATTTAGCTTTAAATGAATCTGGATCTGTAGAAAACATCTTTAGCGATAATGTACGCATTAGAATTTACGACTACAACAACCAAAATGCAAAAGTAAACGAAATTAATAGTGATTTTATTCCTCCAGTATTTGAAGGAGAAGGCGACGAAATAAGCTCAGATGCAGCAACTTCAACAGCCGAGAAGAAAGATCCTTCAATTATCACAGATTTAAAATACGAATTTATTGGCGTTGATAATACTTTAACGAGAATTGCTCCTAATGGCGATAGTATGGAGTTATATTTAAATGATAACTACCCAAGTTTTATAGGTCAGTTCGGCGGCGACAAGCCAGCAAGCCCGCCTCAATCAACTTTATTCAAAGAAATGCTGGAAATGAAAAACGATGATTCTATTACAATTTCAGATGTCAATAAACTACGTGCGCAAGTAATAAAACAATTCTCAAAAACTGTTTTTACTACAATCTCGGATTATGAAAGCGACCAAAGTGCTTGGAATTATGGTGCGCAGTTTGAGAACTTAACAGAAGAAGATACGGCATATGGTATCAACCAAGACGGTGAATGGGTTCCGTATGCTGATACTGGATATTCAAATAGAGACATGATCTTGGGTATCAGCTATGATCAATACAAAAATGATATTGCTGAAACGCCAGATAAAACTAGAATCTTTTATCTTGATCCTGCAAAGTACGGTGGAAATTATGTTAGTCCACCACTATACATCAAGCCACAAACGCCTGAAGGTTGGATGGGTGTGGTGGATGTATTCTTTCCTGAGTTAAGTGCGTGCAAGCCACAAATTGCAGATGTTGTTAATTTTGAATCTATTCAAGATATGATAGACGAAATTTATCCCAACATCCCAGAAGATGAGCGATTAAAATACGACGAAGATTGCATAGTTGAGCTTCCGTATAACAGAGTTATGACTCGTGCTGCCAAAGCCAGTATGCAAGGGCTTATTATGGCAGCAACACGCATCTTTATTAGCGCGAGCATGATTAAGACTCTCCCAACATTTTCTCGTTTTGCTCCAAAGTTCCCGCAGATATTTAGCTCTGTTTATGCTTCTTTTATTGTTGAGAACATGGAAAAGTCATTTAGAGATGTTAAAAACCCTCCGTGGGAGATCTTCAACCTTTTCAGCGACGATGAATTCTGGTATTCTTTCTTAGAGCAGTCAGTTCAGACTTATGCTTATCTTGTAGATATTGGAAAAATCGAAGCTCCACCTGAAGTTTTAGATGCGCTCTTTAGGTTAAACGACCTCCAAGAAGAGTACGAGTATCCCTACAAAGAAGAAAGAAAAGAAGCAGTTGAGATTGGTGAAATTAACCGCTTAACTAACCTTAAAAATTACAGACAAAAGAAAAATCTTGAAGCTGTTAGGGACACAGAAGAAGATGCAAAACTAATATTAACAGATTTCGTTGTCCAGCAATTAAATGAGATGGGCAAGAACTTTATGGTTAATTTAAAACGTATTAATCTTGAGCCAGACATCCTTGATTTAGATTATTATATTTTTGAAAAAATGTGTCAAGGTTCGACACTAACACTTAACGAATCATTAAATGTTGATGGGACTTACTCCGCGACTAATGGAGACTTGCCAACGATTCCTTACGAAGAAAACGAGGAAGTTGAGGAGCCTTATTACACAAACGGAGCACAACTAACTGTTTCAGAATCAAATGAAGGAACTAGAACAGTTGGACAAGAATATATTGGCTATTATCATGTTCACATCGATTCAACGACTGGTCTTCCAATTTACATGGCTGGGGAATATCATGACGAAGAAGCATCACAAGATATATTAACTCCATTTGCGAATATTGTAGAAGTTAAAGTTGGTGACGTTCCAGAGTACGGTAGCGGATTTAGTTACGATCAGGCACAGCCTTTCGCATTACAAAAATATATTTCAATCAATGGAGAGAGGTATAGCCCAACAGAAGCTTCATCAGAAATAACTTCAAATGAAAATCTTGATTTATTAATCTCCGAAGTTTATCCTGGCGACATGAGGTTAATAGAGGACGAAAGTGGAAATGCTGTTGGTATCAAAGGTAAGCTTGGAGTTAGATACGGTTTAGCTTTTGGGACGTATTATAATGGTATTTACAGAGAAATAACTTCTGTTGAAATTGATGCACTTGATCTTCCGTTATCTGATTTCAAAAATCTAACTGGCGATAGTTTAAATTTACTTTGTTTAATAAACCATTTAAAGAAAGATAAAGATTATATTCTTGCTAGTCAGTATGTTTTTGGTTTCAATAAGCTTGTGGCAATAGCTGCCATTTACAACGATGTGGCAATGCTGCCTTCTATTGGCGAGGTAACCGTTGAAAAAGGTCAAACATTTAAACGATCATTAGACTTTGATTTTGGTGGAAAGCCGGGGGTTCAAATAACAACGACAGAAGTTAATGGAATTGAAATTGAAAAATTTGGAGAGCCAACACAAACTCAAGATATATTTGGAAATATAACGGAATACGAAGCAACTGCTCCCGATGGTGCATGGGCGTCTTATAAAGATCGAGCCCCTGGGTTGTTTGGCGGGGTAGGGGTTCTTGAGTGGGATAATTGGGATCAAGAATTGCTTAAGAATTCAACTTATAGAATCAAAAAGCTGTTCAAAAATTATTACAATTCTCGCGACTTTGATAACGCAGAGTTTGGAAACCAAAGCTCGCCAGCACAAATAGAGTTTAAAAAACTAAGAGAAGCTTTACGCCCTGCTCCTGGCAAAAGACTGTTGCCGTGGTGGAAGCGTCGTAAATTAAGAACTAATCCATTTGATGCTAATGGAAATCTTTGCGACTAAAAAGCAAACGAGGTTGTATTTATAGTTGATGAGGGAAACATTATATGTCTGGATTAGCTCCTAGTTTGCCACTTATTAGAAATTCTGCTGATGGCTTTGCCAACATTAAGAACTTCAATCAACTTATAAAACAAAATTTAAAAATGTTGCTTCTTACAAACCCAGGTGAAAGAGTAATGGATCCTAATTATGGCGTGGGAATGAGACAGTTTTTATTTGAAAACTTCGATCAAACTGTTTATGCAAGAATCGATAGTAAAATAAGAGAACAAGCTTCCGTTTACATGAGAGGTTTGACCATAAATGATATTGGTTTTAATACAGTTAATATCGATCAAGGTCAACTTGGAATTAGAATTAGTTATAGTTATACTGGCTTGAACATACGTAATATTTTAGAATTTACGATTTCTGGTTTATAGAGAGGACTTTAAATGTCAGATGAACAAAAAAAGATAGTGCCTATCAATTATACGAATAGAGAATTTGAAGGCATCAGAAGAGACTTGTTAGGTATTGCAGAACGTCTTTATCCTGATAGCTTTCAAGATTTCAGTCAAGGTTCTTTCGGTGCGATGATGGTGGACGCTGTTGCTTACATCGGTGACCAGATGTCTTTTTATCTTGATTATAACGTTAACGAGGCATTTTTAGATACCGCTTACCAATACGATAATGTTATCCGTCATGGTCGCACTCTTGGCTATAAATATACTGGAAGACCATCAACATATGGTAAGGTGGCAATTTATGTGCTTGTGCCAGCTAGCTCAACAGGTATCGGACCAGATTCAAGTTACATTCCAACAATAAAACGAGGCTCGCGCTTTACTTCAGATACTGGTATTAACTTTGTGCTCACAGAGAACGTAGATTTTGGATCTCCAGAAAACCCAATCGTTGTTGCGAGAACGGATACAACAACTGGTGCTCCGACTTATTATGCAATTAAAGCTTATGGTAATGTTGTTTCTGGATTTTTTAGTCGCACACAAGTTGAAGTCGGCGCGTATGAGAGATTTAAAGCAGTTAGTATTGGCGATAACAACATAGCAGAAATTATCTCTGTAAGAGATTCGCAAGGTAATGAATACTATGAAGTTGATTATTTGTCTCAAGACATGATTTTCAAAGAAGCAACAAACAATAATTTCAGAAATGATAATGTTCCTTCTATTCTTAAGCCTTTCCTTGTTTCTCGCAAGTTCGTGGTTGAAAGATTGCGCAACAGAACAATTTTACAGTTTGGTAGCGGCAAAGAAGGGCAGACTGATGTTATTGCTGATCCATCAAATGTTGCTATGAGTTTGTTTGGAAAAGAATATATATCAAGTACAACGTTCGATCCTTCAAGATTATCTGAAAATGATAGCTTTGGTGTAGTGCCAACCAATACAACGCTAAATGTGTCTTATAGAGTCATTCAACCCGTTAACTCAAACATAGCTGTTGGATCTTTGAATGCCGTTAGTTCTGCAAACTTGGAGTTTGCAAATCCACAAAACCTAGATTCTTCAGTTTTAACAACAATTAGAAACTCTATTGAAGTTAGTAATGAAGAGCCAATCGTTGGTAATGTCACCAATGCAACTACATCAGAGATTAAAAGAAGAATTTACGATACTTTCCCAACACAGAACCGTGCGGTAACTCAAGCAGACTACGAGAATCTTGCTTATAGAATGCCAGCAAAGTTTGGATCCATCAAACGCTGCTCTGTTCAAAGAGATCCAAGTGCGAGAAAAAGAAACTTAAACATGTACGTTATTTCGGAAGACCGCTTTGGAAAACTAACGACATCAAATATAACAATTAAAAATAATTTAAAAACTTGGTTAAACCAGTATAGAATGCTTTCAGATACAATCGACATTTTAGATACTTACATTATTAACTTTGGTATTGATTTTATTGTTAAACCAAAGGCTAATGTTGATAAGTTTGATTTACTGGAAGCTTGTGTGACACAGTTAAGAAATAAATTTAAAACACAGTATTATATTGGAGAACCTGTTAACATAGCTGATATTTATAATGAGCTAAATAAGGTATCAGGAGTGCTTGATGTTTCTTCTGTTAAACTAATTAATAAGAAAGGCGGAAATTACTCAAATGTCGATTTTAACATCAACAAAAACCTATCGCCTGACGGCACACAGCTAATAATTCCAAAGAATGCTGTTGCAGAAATTAAATTTTCAGAAGTTGATATCAAAGGAAAAGTTAGATAATGGCTTTTAAAAGATATAAAGCAGATGCCGATAACACGATAGTAAATACTTTTAAACCAGGATTTAAGTTAAGAGCTACTGGCTCTAACGCTGGCTATGCTGACGTAATGGAAGTTTATTCAATTTACGGTAGGGAAGCAAGCGGTTCGCAAGAACTTTCTAGAATCTTAGTTAAGTTTCCTGTTTCCAGTATTTCAACTGATAGGACAGCAGGAACGATTCCGGCATCTGGTTCTGTGTCTTTTTATCTTAAGCTTTATAACGCGCAGCACTCCAAAACAGTTCCAGAAAGTTTTACGCTTTTAGTTTCGGCTGTTTCTCAATCTTGGCAAGAAGGCGTCGGATTAGATTTGGAAACTTACCAAGATGATACCAAAGGAAACGAGGGCTCCAATTGGATGTCTGCTTCCAATACTGCTGCTTGGACTAACGTGGGTGGAGATTACCTAACAGGTTCAGGTTATTTATTTTCTCAAAGTTTTGAAACTGGATTAGAAGATCTTGAAGTTGATATTACATCACTAGTTGAAAACTGGATCGATGGAACGCAAGAAAACTATGGCGTTGGTGTTCATTTAACTTCTTCTCAAGAAGCTTATTACTCAAGTTCAACAGGATTAGACGATGGTGGTATTATTCATAATACTGGTGGTGCTACTACATCTTATTATACGAAACGTTTTTTTGCTCGCGGCTCTCAATATTTCTTTAAAAGACCGATTATTGAGGCTCGTTGGGATTCTTCTACTCGTGATGATAGGGGTAACTTTTATTACAGTTCTTCTCTCGCACCAGCAGAGGACAACTTAAACACATTATATTTATACAATTATGTTCGCGGTAGGCTACGCAATATTCCAGATATTGGCACGGGTGCTATTTACGTTGATCTTTATTCTGGTTCTGCTAACAATAGCGGACCTTCTGGTTCCGCCTTGAATCAATCAGTTAGCACTCCTGCTACTGGCGGGTATGTTTCGACTGGTATTTACTCTTGTTCTGTCAGCATTACTGCTGCTTCAACACCAATAACAACTTTATTTGATGTTTGGTATTCAGGCTCAACACAATATTTTACAGGCACAATCAAGCCAGTAGTTCAGTATGCTTCCCAGACAGCAACAAAACTTTCTTATTACATAAATATCACAAACTTGAAGAGCAAATACAATACTTCAGAAGCTCCACGTTTCAACCTTTATGTTCGCAATAAAAACTGGAGTCCAAGTATTTATACTGTGTCAAGAACAGACCCTCCTTCCACGATTATTCAAAGCGCTTCGTACAGAGTTTATCGACTTTTGGACGCATATGAGGCTATTGAATACGGAACTGGTTCTGACGCGCATACTGTTTTATCTTATGATATTTCAGGTTCTTATTTCGACTTTGATATGTCAGTTCTTGAGCCTGGGTATGGTTATGCGTTTAAGTTCTCTTTCTATGATCCAGAATTATCATCTTGGATTGAACAACCACAGACATTTAAATTTAGAGTAGAAGACTATGAGTATTAAAAAACTTTTTGATTCGTCAAACAAGACAAGAAACTATCTTTCTAAAACAGATCAAAAAGAAGCTTTTGAGTCAGTTGAATCAGATCGAAATCTTCGTGCTTTATCTACAAAGCAACAAGAGTTTATTCCACAGATTGATTACTCTGAGCCAGAAAACTTTTCTCGCTATGGTTCTGCTTACTTGTATTATGATTCCGCAATCAAACAAGTTCATGATTATTATCCATACGATGGATCTGATGCGGAAATAACAGAATACTACAACAAATTACTAGATATTGAAAAATACATTTTCAATAACCTATACCCAAGAACAAACGGTTTAGCTAACTTTTCCGCTGATGGTTGGGGTTCTTTGTCTTCTACTGCTGATGGTTATGGTCTACCAGCGACGTTAGAATATATTTCTTTTGACGGTGGACCTAACAAAACTAGTTTTACCAAACTATCAGAAGCTTTTCCAACAGACAAAAACAGCAAGTTCCAGTTTTCAAACATCTACGACGATGATTTATACACAACTGCTGGATTGCCTTCTGATTATGGTGTAGGCACGAGAGAATCAAATTTAAAATCTAATTTTGATAATGGTGTTACTGTTGAGTTCTGGCTAAAGAAAGACGCTTTCTCAACAAGTTTGACAGAAAAAGAAGTTGTTCTTGACATCTGGAACAATAACTTATCTTCCAGCGCTGATTACGGTCGCTTAACAATTGAACTAACTGGCTCTTCTAGTGGTAGTCCGTTTCTTATTACAGCGCAAGCTGGAACATCTGGCATTTACCAACAATCAATTGGTGCTTCTTTAACAACTGCATCTCTTGGGAGCTACGCTCACTATGCTTTTGTGTTCTATAACTCTGGAACAAACTTGATCACAAAGCTTTATGTAGATGGGGTTTTAAATGACGAGAATACGACTGCTGGGGCGCTTAGCGAACTAAACTCAAAAAACATGCAAGGTCGCATCGGTGCCCTAATCACAAGTCCGTCTGGCTCAACTGCATCTGCTGGCGCTGGTAAATTAAGTGGTTCGTTAGACGAATTTAGATTTTGGAATGCTACCCGATCTGCAAGAGATATTGCAAGATATTGGAAATCTCAAGTTAGAGGTGGCGCGAATACAGATGTTAGCAACACAACTCTTGGCTTGTATTATAAGTTTAACGAAGGTATTGTTGGGAATACAACAACAGATAGTAGTGTCCTTGACTATTCTGGGCGAATCGGTAACGGAACATGGACAGGCTATGGCTCCAATTCTCGCTCAACAAGCTCCGCGATGGTGCTTTCTACAAACGCAACAAGCGAATATTTAGATCCAATAATTTATTCTGATCACCCAGATGTTGCTTCTTTGAAGACTGATCTATTAAATAAAGGTTCTTTCCACGATAGAAACAATAACTCCATGTTTGTAAACATGATGCCTTCCTGGGTTATCGAAGAAGCAGAAGAGGATACATCAGATCTTCGTATGGTTTCGCATATTGTTGGTGCTTATCTTGATAAACTAACTTTACAAATTCAATCTATTCCATCGTTAAAGTTTCTACAACACACATCGGCATCTGCAAAGCCAGTGCCATTTGCACAACATTTACCTCAATCTCTTGGTCTTTATATGCCAGAGATCTTTGTAGATTCCACGGTTATGGAGAAGTTTTTAAATCGTTCTGATGATCAATTCATGGAATCTGATTTAAACGATGCAAAAAATTTAATTTATCTTAACCTTTACAACAGTCTTGCGGGAATCTACAAAGCGAAAGGAACAGAAAAAGCAATCAGAAATGCTTTTAGATGTTTCAATTTTGACGATAGAGTTATTAAGTTCAAAACATATTCAGATCGTGAGATTTATGATTTAGAATCTAATTTACAAATTAATCTAGAGCCAAACTCTCAAGTTAATTTTAACGACAACAATAATCTTGCTGGTGTTGTTTATCAGAAAGCAGATCCAACTAACGCTGAATCTCTTGATTATATTTCTGGTTCCTACTCGACCGACAAAGAAGCAAGATACGGCTTTACGCTGGAAGTAAAAACAACCTTCCCGGCATTTGAACGTATTGACGAAACAGTCAACAGAAACTATACTGATGTGTCACTATTCGGTATGGCTTTGGCGAATACTGCTTCTGCATCTGATACCACTTGGGCGTCTACTGATCCTGTAAACTTCCAAGTTTATGCGATTAGAGACAAGCAATGGTCAAAGGGAGTTTATTTTAAGTTAACTTCCTCAATTTCTCCAAATCCATTCCCAGAGTTAACCAGTAGTTTCTTCCTCGGAACTTACGATAATGATGATTGGTCTTTTGCTGTTCGTCTAAAACCGTCAAACTATCCGTATGCAGATTTGGTTTCTGGCTCCAGTGGATACACCTACGATCTTGAATTTAGCGGAATCAATTCAGTCAATGGAACTATTGAAAATACTTTCACGCTAACTGGCTCGCTCTCTAAAACAACAGGTCAAGATTTCTTAAAAAGCGCAAAAAGAATTTACGCTGGCGCTCGTCGTACTAACATAACTGGAGCATTAGATACAAGATCTGATGTTCTTATCTCAAACGTTAAATACTGGACAAAGTATCTTGAAGATTCTGACTTACAACATCACGCATTTGATTTAAATAACGGCGGCATCTCTGGGTCTTATAAAAATTTATCTGCCCTTGATTCTAATTTAAAACAAGTAGATGTAAAAAACGCAAACTCGCTAGCGCTACATTGGACATTCTCCAACATAACAGGTTCAGATTCAAGCGGTAACTTTTATTATGTAACTGATAATAGCTCTGGTTCATCAGAAATAAGAGATAACTACGGATGGATCGGCGCGATTGGCGGTTATCAGCATACTGGTTATGGATATGGTTTTGCTACATCTTCAACTGATGTTGTCAAAAATAACCTTGTTAATGCAATGAGGCTTCTTGAGCCAGAAACAGCTATTTCTTCTAATATGATCAAAGTTCTTTCTGATTCACAAAATTTATTTGGTGTCAGCGAGGTTAGACCAAAGTATTTCCACACGATTGAAAAAAGCATGTACTCTGCGGTATCTCAAGAAATGCTTGATTTCTTTGCTGGTGTTGTTGATTTTCATAATGTTATTGGCGAGCCAGTTCAGCGTTATCGCGGTCGCTACAAGAAACTTGAGAAACTAAGAGAAAACTTCTTTAGAAAAGTCTCAACTGTTTCTAACGTTGAAAAGTTTATTGAGTATTATAAATGGATAGACGATGCGTTGGCTTCTGTTGTCGCACAATTGTTACCGGCATCTTCGCCAGTTGTTGAAGATGCTTACAATATCATTGAAAGCCACGTTTTAGAAAGAAACAAATATAAAACTCCGCTACCAATTATCAAAGAAACTGTTCCAGAACCAAAGTTCCCTATTCTTGGTATCAATAAGTTACTTTATAACTGGAAAATTAATCATGCTCCTATCGGTGGTTCGCAAGATCAAAATACTCTTTGGTGGAAAGAAAGAGCACAACGCGATGTTAATACCACAATAACATCTGGCGATACAACCGTAAATGCTCAAAGAGAAACAATTCGTGAAACAATAGATATTGCAAACGATCAATCTGCTCCAACTTTAAGTACAAATGGGGCGGTTGAGTATCAAGGTTCTGTTGATGTTTTACGAACTCGCGCAAAGCCTTACAAACTAACAATGGCAACTCGTCATGTTGTGAAGGGCGGAACAAACTTTAATAACAATAAAGATCTTGGCTTAACCTACGCCGCTCTTTATCCAGCAGGACCAGTCAATACAGATGGTGGGGTTTTTGTTCCAACAAACGTTCTTCTTGCAAAAGCAGAGGACATTGGCGCGCTACCAGAAAACAGCGAAACTGGATCTGCTCCAAGTGTCAAAATCAAAAGAAACTTTAAAGTTCAATATGGTAGACAATGGGAAGATGGTCTTGGTTATTACAACTTAAAGTCTTCTAGAATATTCCCATTCAATGTTGTTAAATCTGATGTTACTACTGGATACAACAAACAAGTTGTCGAGAAAGTTACTGGAAACGTTGAGATTGTTAACTTGCACAACGACGTTTACGGCTCTGACATGGAACGACCAATGCAAGGTCCGTTCACAGATTATGCAGTTGGTGGTCACCAGTCCCGACACGTTAAAATAAATCAAGGCTCTGACGATTATACTAATCGCCCAGAAGCTTGGAAATTATTACTTGGCACTCTAAACGATCCTTCTTGCCGCTCAACTGCTGATTTTACTGGCGCGATTGGTATGGTTGGTGCAGATTATCCATATCCAGAAGCAAATGAAGTTGGTGAAACTCCTTACCCAATGACAGCTTCTCAAAAAGCAGTTTATTACAGAGATTTTACGGCAAAGCGTCCTGTTAATATTCGCAATATTAATACAACAACAGGCTCCACTATTCTTGGAAACTACTATAAAAACTATGAAGTTGTTAGTAGCGTTGGTGGATATGCCAATCCAAGAGCATTTGTTGATAATCCTCCAACTTTACCAGTTGAAATAACTCAAACACCTTCGGCTTCGCAGGCTCGATCTATCCTTGATATTCGCAGAACAGATGAGTCTCATACTGAATTTGTTCCTGATTATGCTGTGAACTATTTGCACAGCAACGCTAATAATAAAAGCATTATTCGCAGTAGATTCTCTTCTCCTGGTGGTATTGAATCAATCGGTCAAGGCTATGGCGACATAAGAGCAAATGAATATTCTGCTTACAATGCTATCAACTACCGCAATTTAACTGTTCGTAGACCGTTCCAAAATATATCTGGAACTGTTTCCGAAACTGTTGGTGCAGGTACAACAGGCATCAGAGTTTCCGACATTAATAGTCAAGACTTTGGTTTAATCAAAAATCTTGCTACTCATGCTGGTAGATTCGGTAGGCACCCAGATTTAGTCACCAACCCTGGTGCGTCTTATTCCCAAGCACCAACATTAAATAAAATGAACCGCAATACTTTGCGTGTTATCAAACAAGATTCTTCTGGTGCTTTTATTTCTTCATCTCAGTTTGATAATTTCTTTGTTCAACATCAGATTCCAAGAGCAGATAGACAATACGCTTGGATTACTGCTTCGCTCGCCTCTCAGGCGCATAACGGAGACATTAGATACTATGGCTATGCTCCAACATCTGGACCTCAAACTGGCTACTATCAATACAGTAGCAGCAGCGGTTTACGTTATGAAGCTTATTTCCCGTTTGTATCTGCTTCAGATGTTCTTGGTGCGTCAGGCACAGCCTCACTTTACCAGCCAACATTAGATCTCAACATTTACATTGCTGAACCAGTTGATTCTGCAAGCAACAATGTTATGGGCTATGGCACTGGCACGCCTTCACAAAATTATTATAATACAGATTTAATCGATACAATTCCTGGCTTGTTGTCAGACTTAAATGGCAATGCAGACTTTGTTAACTTAACTTTCTCAAAGCGTAAATACAACTTTGGTTATCGACGCACGCCTTATACTGGTCCTGCTTCCCACCCTGTTTTAAGAAAGCATGCCAGAGAAAATACTTTAACGATTTATGATGGTGCTTCTATTTCTAGATACTCAACCAAGCCATTCAGTAGCCGTAACGCACCAGTTTATATTAACATGGATGCTAATGGAAGCAATATAACACTAAAAACAACTTATAATAATGAAAATCTATATTTCAGCGATAAAGATTTAAATCAAAAAGTCTTCGCTGGAAAGATTCAAAATAAAACGTTGTTGTTCGATCAGTTGCTTCAACTTCCACAAAATAACCCAAATGCTTATACTTTAAATTGGGTTATGTATTCTGAAGCGCTTTTCCCGACTAGAAAGTTAGAACTAACCACAGCTTCTTCAACAAGAGTTGGGTACGACAACCTATACTGGCGAGCGACACAGCAAGAAAGAATAGACTTACATACTTCTTCAGTTCAAACAAATTCGTATGGCGTTTTGGTGACTCAATCTGCTTGGGTACTTGACGCTCCTTCTGACTTTTTGACGAGAACATTAAGCGGAATATCGTCTATTCCAACTGATGGAATATTTGATGCTTTAATTTCTTCTAACTCTGCCGGTGAGTTGCAAAATGAGTATCTACACGCCCACTACACAACAGCGTCTTTAAACACACAAACAAAGATCAGAAACAGGGCAATAAGCGCCCTTTATTCAAGAAAGCATCTTCTTGGTGCCCCAGGTTCTGTTGTTTCACCTTCTGGCATTCCAATCCCAGAAACAGGATCTATTGTCAAGGGTAGCGTTTCTGCTCAGTTTAATAACTATGATCGTTTTGCTGGTGAAGCTTTCTGGGATGCTCCAGCAAATGCGGGCATTATACAAAAGAGCGGTTCAACAAATGAGTTTGTTTCTTATCCTTCTGAACCGTGGTTTGATGATTATGATTCTTATAAAGAAGAACTTTCTTTGGTCAGCAAAGGTTACGCTGTTGTTCCAGAGTTTAGATTAAGCGAACACATTTCTGATTATAGAAAATTTGGACTTGGCAGAACAAAAGATACTTTTGAGGTCGTTGGAACTGGCATTGATAGTTCTCAAACAAACTTTTATAATGATTATTCAAATGCCGAGTTTATGGAAGGATTTGCTAACATTTCTAACAAGACAGGCTTGGCACCAAAAGAAATTAGATTAGCTTGTAGCGCGTCGATTAGACTAATGCCTTACAAGGGTTTTTATCCTGCACAAAGAAGCGCTGATCTTGTTGAGCAGTTTAAAAATTCTTATGGAAAATCAATCCAAGCTTTCAACAATAGTGCAAATATTGCCAATGGCACAGACGGCGGTGTTAGACCATTGGTCCAGCCTTTGTTCGCCCCAGGCATTCTTTACAACACCATTAAATCTGGTATGGCTGTTGATTACCCTATCGGCTCAACTTTAACCAAACTTTCCAAAAATCATTTTGGAACTGTTAGTAGCACAGACGATACTGCACAGTGGATGTTAACAACTATTACTGGCTCTGGACCAACAGATTATCAAGGTGGCTCTGTTTGGCAGAAACGAATCCCATTTGAAGCTATTATTCGACCAGAAAAACATATTGCTGGTTTGACTTTCCTTGATATGGAACCTCACCCATCTGCATCGCTAGATGCAACGGCTTCGTTTACTGTAAACGAGATTGATGATCTTTACACCAGAATGGCTTCTAACTACTTTGGTGAAATGGCTAACTTTTTCTTGAAGGATTCTCAATACACAAGATTGCAATCTGATGTTGTTTCAAATGATTTAAGATTTGAATCTGGGAGCATTTACGGTGCAAGACTAAAACTAAGAAGGTCTGTTAGCGGTAGTAGAATTTATACGAGCGAATCTGGCGCGGCAGGCAACAACTCTGCGTACAGCACTTACGGTGCGAGATTCTATGACTCAGGTGCCAACACATTTGTTAATAGAAGAACATATCCACTACCACAGGATCCAAGACAGCTTTCTGCCGATGAATTCCAAGAGTCGTTCACTCTTTACAGTCGTCCAAGCGCTTTCGGTCCTCCGATAGCAGGTAGACCAGATTTAGGAGAAGCTTCTGGATCTTATATTACAGCATCTCACCCAATAGATTCGCTAAACGGATTTAACTGGTCCTATACGCCCCCTTATTACAACGGTGAAGCTTGGCTTGATATTGTTTTCGAGCCAAATGCTGGCGAATCTTACGATCTTGAAAAGATTCTTTCAGAAGCAAAAACAAAGTATTGGAGATGTGATCCAGGTCCATCAGCTTCTTCTGTCCCAAGTGGACCAAACATCACTAACTGGACAGGTACGCAGTTGATTGGAACCCTTAGCGGAAACATAGCTTTCTCTGGTAGCTCTGCAACATACGGTGATTTAATTTACGACGGCAAAAACGTTAATGCTAACGCGATGCAATTAAGCGCAAGTATTGCATCATTTGGCGTTGAAAGAATCCAGAAAGTTAGAACCGATAACTTTGGCAACGAAGTACTATCTGAAGACGAGTATGTTGGCTCGCGTTGGGTTATCCAGCCAAAAATGGAAACTCCAATGCCTAACTTCAACAACAAAGGTGTTAGACCAATTACAGATGCAAATTCAACTTTCTCGGTTCCAACTTATGCATCTCATTCGGCTCCACGAGGCATTTGGCATCAGTTTGGTGTGGTGGAACCAGATGAGACAAAAGGAATCTTCTTAGAAATTGGCGATATTCCTTCTGATTGGCTACGCGGGCATTATGACGTTATTGACAACAACAGTATCTACAATAAAAATGATGCTGCTGGAAACGGAAACAATATGTTCCAGACAATGAAGCCGCTTACTGACGTTATAAACTTTACAGAAGAAAATGTTTCAGTTAAGCTTGGTCAGTTAGCTGAAAGCAAAACAATTAAAGAAGCTATTGTTGCAGTTCCTTACCAAGAAGAATCTAGTGGCGCAACAAAAACATTCTTTGAGATTGATCAAGCAAGAATCGAAGCTAGCTTGCAAAGCGCAATAGGATCGTCAGAGGGAGACTCCCTTGATTACGCGGGCGAGTCCATCAGAAGACAAGTTGAAGCAATGCAACAATACATTCTACCACCTCAATTTGATTTCTTAAATAATCCAGATGCAGATCCAATGGTAATGTATTTCTTTGAGTTTGAATACAAGTTTGATAAAGATGATTTAAATTACATTTGGCAGAACTTGGCACCAAGAAACTATAAGAAGATAACAAAAACAGTTTCTTCTACTGCTCATACTCTTGGTGACAATGAATTACTAACTGCTGACGATATAAATAATTCAAACACTCGATGGATGGTTTTTAAAGTAAAACAAAGAAGCCAAGCAAAATATGCAGATTTAATACCATCTCAGGCTGGCTCCTCTACTCCGTCTTCTCAGACAAACGCAGCTAAAAATGAAACTCAGAAAAACAAAGATGATTTGTCAAAAGACACTTACAAGTTAGAGTACAATTGGCCTTATGACTATGTATCTTTTGTAGAGACAATTAAAATCAGCGCTGATGTACTGTATAAAGAAGATGATCAAGGATAGTAAATGGCGAAGTTTGTAAACAAAAAAGAACAGGTTTTTGATTTAAAACTTACCTCCTATGGGCACTATCTTCTATCAGTTGGCAAGTTTAAGCCAACTCATTATGCTTTCTATGACGATAATGTGCTTTATGACCGTCGCTATGCCTATTCTAGCGCGTCAGAAAAACAAAATGATGTACATGCTCGTATAAAAAATGAAACGCAGTATATTGAATCTCTTGTGCTCTTTAGAGACGTTGAAGAAACATTAAAAACGTCAGTTGGCGAGGAGCCAAGTCCAAACGACAAACTAACTCCGTCTTCAAGATCTAAAGTTCCAGCGTCTGATATTTTTAAGTTTGATTCTCAGATTGGTGACGCCTTTTTAGATGGAGAAACAAACTATACTCCTGCTTGGAAGATCGTTGCTTTACAAAATCAGATTTCTTCTTCAACGCAGAGTGATACTGTAAACGACACAAAGATTCCGCAATTAAACATAGATGCAAATTATTCAATACAAGTATCGGAACCTATCTTTAATTTACGCGCACGAGAACTACGAGAATTGAACTCTTATTCAAATCAATTTATAGATCAAAAAGTTTTAAAACTTGTATCTGATGATCCTTTGTTTTATATTGAAGAGCTAAACACAGAAAACCTTACACAAAATTTTGATATTGAAGTATTTTTAATATTATCATCTTCGGCTGCTGGCTCAAGAGAACAACTGGAGCGTAAGTTTTTCAGAAAAGAAATACCACAAATACAAAACGGCTTTCTAATGTCAGAAGTTGCCCAAGTTTTACCAGTTGATGAAATAACAACTGATAGCGTTGAGTATTATTTTGACACTCTCTTAGATAGTGAAGTTGAACAAAGACTTGCTTGCAAAGGAGCAGAAATCTTTAATAAAGAAAGCTATTATATTGATTTAGATTTTGACTGCGACCAGCAAGCTCAAGAAGAAGCATTTTACGATATTTACGGATCGAGAACGGAGCCTGAGATATGTCAGACTTAACGCTAACGGGCGACATCATTAATAATACTGGAAAATACCTTCCAGCACCTTATATTGAAAAAATGGAACTACAAGACGATCTTTCGCTTACGATAAACGGTTCTATTTTTATTAGCAATTATGACGATGCGTATTTTTATGATGATGGCGAAATTAAGCAAGATAAAGATTCGATTGCCAGTATTCTGAATGATTCTTTGTACTATTATGTTGCGGTTTTTATGTCGTCAGTCGATGGAAGAATTAGCCAAACTGGCTCAAACGGCGATAGTTTATATCAATCAGTAATAAGCAAAGAAATAAATCCTTTTATGGTTTATTACTCTTCTGGATCTGCCGACGCACCAACTCCTATTTTTCTAACACAAATTGAAATTTCAAGTGATTCTAATATCGCGTATGACGAATCGGGGAATGAAATCAGAAAATATGATTTTTCTCAATCAATTAATCTTGACAAACAAATGTATATAAAATTAGACGGTTGGAGCAATGTCGCTTCTTTACAGATTATTGCTTTTAGCAGTGTGTATGAATATAGCGAAGACACATTTCCAGAACAAATGGATAATTTACAGCTTCTTGATTTTCAAACAAGTGAAGTATCGTATGAGTCCATTTTTAATGATAGTGGGTTGTCCAGCGGAGCCAAAGCGGAATACTTGGATGCAGAAGGTAATCTTTACAGCGAAACACCTTTGATTTCTTTAAACGGCTCTGCTTATAAAACTGAAACTATTACACACCAACAAGTTGTTGATAAATTTCAAAATCTACTTGATGAATATCAATCTTTTTACGAACAAGGCGAGCGCTATTCAAAACTAAAAGATATTATGGATAATGTTTCGTCTGTTCTCGCAACATACGGTGAGAGTGCGGATTTATTAATTCAGCTAAATCAAATCGCAAGAGTTTATCCAGATAAGTCCCCCGCAAAGCCAATCGGCAAGTTTTATAAAAACTATAGAAAAAGACTGGTATTATCAAACAATTCAGTTCAACAGAATGCTAAATTAATAAAACAAGTTCTTTATGATTCTAAAATAAGTGACTTAAGAGAAATAGGTGATACATCGGAAGCAGAACCTAATAATATTCACGACACAGACTTAACAGACACTTACATTTATACCGATTCTCAGTTGTCAATGTATGAATGTGCTGATACATCTTACGACGTTCCCTCGCACGTTATTTTTGGAAGAATATATTTTGACTATGAAAAAGCGCTGCAAAGAACTTCAAATATCTCAAAAATTTTAAATGTAAATAAACTAAAAAACTATGGCATTGAAATAGATTTCAATACATTTTTTGTTGAGTCTTGTTGGGTTTATCGATACGAAACTAACGATTCGGATTCTTCTTTAAAAGCAATTTACGGTTCTTCTTTCGCAACTGGCTCAGCTTATCCTATATCAGAAAAGATTTATGCTAGAGATCAGTTAAATCAAGACGACTCCACACAGCAAGCAATATCGTATTATCTAAAGCAGTTTACGAGCGATACAAATTATTCTGGAACTCCTTATTATTATTCGGATGAAGAATTACAAGGAACAGTTGAAATAGTTAATTCTGATGGAACAACAACAATTTCTGATTATCCTGGTACGTATGGATATCTTTTTGGGTACGCAAGTAGCGTTATATACCGTCAGTATTTAGATCCAAGTTTAAACGGAGTAGATGATTTAGCGATTAAAAACTATCGTCTAATGTCGTTTGAGATTCTTGATTACGCAAAAAACATAAATGATACTCCTATTCTATCTTTCCAAGTTGTTATAAAAGATCGCACAGCAACAATTGCAAACACAATACTACAAAAACTCCAAGATACATCAGAGGAATTACAACAATATTATGATTATGCAAGCGATAATGGTGCATTTAACGAAAATCTTGGAAAATTTAACAGATTTTTTAGAGAATCAGCTTCGGCACAATATCAAGATAAGCCAAGTTCTGCTCCGTGGTACACCGCCCCATTTATGTATTGTATGATTCTTGATTTATACTACAACTTATTTGATAATGATATAGAGAAAGTTACTGAAAAAGCACTTCAAATTTCACAAACAATAAATCCAATCAACGGAAATCTTGAAGCGATTGAATCATTTCAAGATAAATTTTCAACTGTAGTAAATAATTTTGAATTTGTAGTGGCGCTTTTCAACGCGGCAATCACTGAAGATAAAACAATTTTAAGGAATGGGTTCCAACTTACTACCACTTTTGTTCCGCCAGAGTCAGAGTCAGAGTCAGAATTAACATCAACGGAGAAAACAGCAGAAAGGACAACTGAATAAAATGCCAATAACCGCTAATTTATCAAATGTATTAAATCCTGAATCTATAGATCAGACAGTATCTTTAGAAAGCACTGCTTTCCGCCAAAAGACAATAACAGTAAACGGTGTAGAATATGAAAGAGGAAGTAGTGAGGCGAAAATAGCAAAAACATCTCAAAAATTATTTGCAGATGGCTCACAATCGGATAATTCTTCTTTGCAGTCTATTTTGTTTTTTGAAGCTCTCGGTGCTGTTGTTTCGAAAGACCAAGGAAAAGATTATTCTTTAGTTTCTGATCAAACGAATAACACAAAAATAAACAATCCAAATATTGATAGTAGTTCTGCATTATCTGTTAGAATAGGAGGCAATGCTGGGCTATCTGTTTCAAAATCTTTTACTTTCTCAGATGATCCCATTTTTGAAACATCAGCTGACACAACAGAGTCAAAAGATAAACTAACCGAAAGATTAAACCAAAGTAAGTTAGAGACAGGAACCAAACTGTTATCAACAGCTTCTGATATTGCAACTTTAAACTCAAGCAGTAGCTCTAGTTTAAAACAATTTACAGATATTGGAACTACGAGCGCGATAGCTGGCACCACTAGTGCGACTACGACTCAAACAGTTACAAGCCAAATGGCTATTGCTACCCAAACAGTTGTGAGGAGTTATTAAAATGCCGATAGTTCCATCTACCGCAGCCACTGAAGCTTTGAAAGAACAATCTACAAGCACCACTCAAACTGCCACCAGAAGCACCACTCAAACTGCCACCAGAAGCACCACTCAAACTGCCACCAGTGAAATAGAATCAGGCAATTCGAAAATAAAAATTGGCAATTTAGCAACGTCAGATACGGCTGACATAGTTAATAGCTTTTATCAAGTTTGGAAAGTTGCCTATATTAACGGCTCTATAGCAGATTCTAATTTGATAGATGGAAATAATTTTAGCTTTGCATATAATTCGTTAATTGCATATGGTACATATGATAGTGCCGACGAAGCAAAAACATCATCATCTGGGACTGTAGTTTTACAAATGAATTCCAATAATACAAATATTGATTATAATTTAGTATCTGGAAACACATCAGATGTTGGCTCTTATTTAGTTAAAGTCACTTTTCAACAAGGAATATTTGGAATAACAAGCATAGTTGAAGACGGTTATTATTATCTGTCAGCAGAAAACGGTGGTACTGCTAGACCAACATTCGCAAACGAAAATACAGAGCCAAACGTAAGTGACCCAAATGATATCTTTGACATGCTTGTTGGTTTCGACGTGCAATACTCTGAAGCAGAAACTACAGCCATACAAAATAAGTGGGCAAATGAAACTTTTGAAGAAAACTTTACTAACTTTATAGATACTTATACTAACGAGATGTACAATTTTTCTCCAACTTCAGAAGAAGTAACTTTTAGATTTAACAAAACAACGCCAATGAAAGAAAAAACGCAGTCTGCTTTAGCTGGACAAGCCGCTACAACGACCACAACTGTTTCAACATCAACTTCGGTTAGTGTATCACCTACGACCAGCACCTCAACAGGAACTTATTAATGAATTCTATTGAAACTAAAATCATCAGTAGCGACTTACTTTCTGGCTCTTCTGACGCTTTTAGAACACTCAATGGTGGTAACTGGACATCTGTTGCATCCGATGAGGGCACTGTTTTAAAATTTGATTCGCTAAGTTCAGAAAATTTAAGATACCCTCCATTTAATAAAGTATTTTCTGATGTTGTGTCGGGTTCTGTAACTTTAAATGAATCTGTATTGAACCCAAATAAAGTTTTTGCTGTTCGTGTAACTGGTGACGATGAAAGAGTTCGTAATGATGATGATTGGAAAGCTATCTGGCTTGGCGGGACATACGGTAAAAAAACTTATACACCAGTTTATAATGAAGTTATTTTAAGAAATATGAATCTTAGTATATCGATGCCTTATTCTAAAATAGAAGAAACCAAGCTAACAAGCGACTATGCTACAGACGTAATAGAAATAGGATACAGCTATCAACAATACTCTCCATTTTATCAAGATACTGTTGGTCAATACACATCTGAACTTCAGATGCCAAGTTATACAATAATGAAAGATCTTTCAAGGTGGGAAAAACAAGAAGACATTTCTGCAATATATCCTGAAGAATTGATCAATTACATTTCAAGAGAAAATACATATCCCGCTATAAATGAGCTATTTGTTTTTAATGCCAAGAACTTACCAGAAGATATTCCGAAAGCAGAGCAAGAAACAAATCAAACATTAATCAGCAAGAACACCAATTTATCTGTTGATTATTTGCAATCTGCTGTTTTTAGTGCTCCTTTGTCTAGTTCAACAATTTCTTGGACAGAAGACAAATTAAGAAATGTATTGTTTGATCATAATGCAAACACAAATCTAAACAATCTTGGAGTACAAGAAAGCAAGCTACCTTATTATGTTAAGATCTCATTTCCTGGTAAACCAAAGGGCGAAATAGGTCAAGAAATAGAAAATAATAAGTTTTCTTCTAAATTAATAAAATTGCTTTATAAATCTTTTTCTGGCGAAATAGAAGGCTTGACTCCACAGCAATCTTCGTTTGTCCTCAATAAAGAATATTATACTGGCTCGCTTAGTGATGGTATCAGCAAGGCAAGCGAAGCGGTAACAACAACTTTAAGAGAAATAGACTACATTTCGATGCTAACTTACGCTTACAGAAATTTTGAAAGTAATGATATTGGATGTTTATTTGTTGGTGGTAGTGACCCATACAGAGCTTCCGCAAATGAATCTGGCGGAATTTACCGACACATTAACACGATTGTATCGTCAAAAACTCTTAAAGGTGGATTAGATTTTCTTAAAAATCCAGCAAACATCGACATAAATGATTTTAGTGATTTGTATTCCGATACCGAAAGACATACAGAAGTCATAGCCTATAGAGTAGAGAAAATAGGTGGTGCCGGTTCTGGCGATGCTAATACTCAAAACACTTTACAAAATTATTGGTTTATAAATTCTGATTTAAAAGAAACATTTGAATTTATTGATAACCAAATTAAATACAACACTGATTACACATACAACGTATATTATTATGTATTATCATTTGGAATCGAATACCAATATTCAAACTTACTATTAAGTCGAGATTTGGGATTTACTAATTCTTCTGATCAGTATGCCTTAGAAATGTACACTCCAAGCACCGATGAAGCAACAGACGAACTTTATGATAGTGACAATAATGATTCATTTGATAAACAAGCGGGGGGAGGCTATGGCACCAATGCTCAAATATACTCAGATTTTAAATACGTCGCAGATTTTAATTTATCTTACCAGCCAGTAATGAAGATTATTGAGATTCCAGTTTATTCTAAAACACTACGAGTATTAGAACACCCAGGTAATGAGTTGGATGTTGTCCCATTCCAAAATATCAATCAATCTCAAAAACTTGGATTTGATTTTACTTATGGTGTATTTAATAATCGTCATTTTCCATCTACGATTAGCAACGATGATAATACTTATAAACAAAATTATCTAAATGCAAATGATATACTAGAAACGTCTATTATCAGAAAACAAAGTATTTCAAAACCAAGATACATAGAAATTTATCGTCTTGAAGACAGACCAATGGCGATAACAGATTTTGATCAAAATTTAATTGCAACTTTAGACTTAAAAATCGAAAATCAAGATGCAACTTACACAAAAGATTTTTTTGAGGATACAGTTAAAACAAATAAAAAATACTATTATTTGTTTAGAGTTTTAAACGAACAAAGAGTGCTTTCTCATACAACAGATATTTACGAAGCAGAACTAATTAATGATGGTGGTTATTACTTTGCTGTATATAATATTATTTTTGAATCAGAGTTAGATCAAAAAATATTTAATAACCCATCAAAAGAATTCAAAAAAGTATTCCAACTACAACCAAACTTAAGCCAAGTTGCTTTAGACACAACAAACATAGACTTTAGCGATGAAGCACAAAATCAAAAAGCAAATTTGATTATTGGAACTGCTGATGATTTAATCTGGGATAAAACATTTAAAATTCGTTTAACATCTAAAAAGACTGGACGAAAAATCGATTTAAACATTACTTATAGATTGAACAGTTAATAAAGAAAAGCAAAACTATTTAATAAAAAGAGGAACACTTATGGCTTTTTTAGATAATTCTGGCGACATTATTTTAGATGCTGTCTTAACTGAGACAGGTCGCCGTCGTATGGCGCAGGGTGACTTTAGAGTTACCAAGTTCGCACTAGGCGACGATGAGATTGATTATTCACTATACGATAAAACTCATCCTTCTGGCTCTGCATATTATGACCTTACGATTTTGCAGACGCCAATTTTTGAAGCGTTTACGCAAGTTAACGCTGGAATTAACTACGGACTACTACCAAATACAGCTACAGACTTACTTTACCTTCCAACAATGAAGACCAATGAATTAGCTGGTATTGGTACTGGTATTGCTAGAAAGGGTTCTTCCCCTGCTTCAAGCTTATTTTATCTAACAGACACAAGTAAAGATACAACAAGTTTAAATATCGGCTCTGTATTGAGAGCTAGCGGATCGACTGATAACCTTAATGGAACTTCTACTGGTAGATATGTTCTTCTGGAGACTGGATTAGATACTGGATTCGGCAATGTACCTGTTGGCTCATCTACGAATAGAACAAGTTATTTAACAAACAATAATTTAATTGATAGATTTTTCTACGTATTTTATGATAGTCGTTTTATAGGTTCTGTACTTGGCTCTTCTGGCGTGGATAATGTTTTTAACAATACTGCCGATAACAATGGTTTAAATATTTCTTTTACTCTTGATTCCGCTCCAGCTACTTCTATTTCTATCGGTTTAGAAAACTATGCGGCAGCTAGAGTTAACGTTATTCCAAATGGTGTCGTCTACACTTCAGATTCCAACAATACAGAAGAAACATATTCTGCAATTGGGGGACCACGAGGAGTTGCTGGTGCTGTTGCTTTTACGGTCAAAGCCGGATTAGACCCAGAATATACTCTTTACGGTTCAGTAAACCAAAGTTTTGGAAGCAATACGATTGATTATATTGATACAACAGTGTATGTGCAGGGCGGAACCACTGGAGCACAAATTCAGATCCCCGTTAGAATAGCCAGAATATCATAAAGGAATTGGAGAATATAAATGGCAGTTACAAACTATGAGATCTTAGATCTCACTCAAGACGTTACGACAACAAGAACGCTACTTCACGAGTCGATCCCACTAACAGGAACGATTATTAGCGGTACTTATGGAACATTCCCAAGTGAAGATAACATTAAAAACTATACTCATGGGCAGTTCCAATCTGTTTATGACTATCCTTATTTATCTTCTTCTGCAAACCACATTTTTGATATTTCTATTGGATACGATGAAGCTTCTCCTCTTTCTGGATCTCCTGGTGTTACTTTGGAAGCCAAAAAGATTAACATGTATAACCAGTTCTCTCAGGTTCTTTTAGGTTATACTGGCTCGACCAACACTGTCCGTAAATTTGAGCTTGATTTAGCACTTGATGAAGTTGGAGCGATGCAGGAATCTTTCTTCCTCAACTTCTCTCGCTTAATTACCAAAGATCAAATTAAGAAAGGTTCCGTTAGCATTACATTGGGCACTGGTTCTTGGGCAACTCCTTTTGCTGGCACTAAAGTCCTTACCGATGTTTCTGCTTCCGATACTGGTGGAACTACTAATACGTTTGGTGGAGATTATGGTCTTCTTTATTCTTCTGATAACGTTGTTCGTGGACTAGTCTTTTATCAGGCAGGTATTGCGGTTCTTTCTACATCTTCGTTTGATGTTATGACAGATTTCTTATCAGAGTCCGCAGGAACCAAATCAGTTGCTCAGGTTTTTGTTTCGTCTTCAATTACGGGTGCTTGCGATGCCCTTCGCCACAGAGTTCAAAACATTAGCTTTAACAACACAACAGAAATCAACTCAACTATTTATTTCTGCCGCGTTCCGCATAATAAATATAACCACTCGTCAAACCCAACTTATTTATCGGCTAGCACAATCAGAGTTAAAAACGTTGCTACTGATACTCCAGTTGCTTATATTACAACAATCGGTCTTTATAGCTCTCAAAACGAATTACTAGCAGTTGCTAAACTTTCAGAACCGCTACGCAAAGACCCAACAAACGAGATAACACTACGAGTTAGATTGGACTACTAAAATGTCCCTTAAAAAGTTTGGTGAAAATGACATCATACTAAACACAATGAGAACTTACCCAAAAAGTGAGTTCTTCATTTTTGATAGCAATATCTACTACAACGATAAGCCTTCGCAGTCTGGCGCGTTTAGTGCCCAAGCGGATAATGTTCCATCTGGTCACATTAGTTTGCATGAAATTAATACTGATCGCGCCGATGGGACAAATCCATTTATTTATCCTTTTACTTATAAACAAAGTTCTGGATTTGCTTTAAGCGGTTCAAAAGCAACAGATGCTTACGGCACTGTGATTTCTGGCAGCTATCCTTTATCTGCGTCTATTACTCGCGAGTTCATGGCAACAGCAGGGCAAAGAAATACTGCTACTAATCCAGACACAGGATTGACTTTTCAAACTACCCCTGTTTATCCGCATTTTTATGCTCTGAAGAATAGATTAAATTTTTATGGCGCTATCAGCGAGCATTATAAAGTTTCTTCTTCTTATGGAGATAAAGCAAACCAAACTATAAATTTAACATCGATTCCTTCTATTTTCTACGGACAGAAAATAAATCCAGGGTCTGTTAGGTTAGACTGGTATTTTACTGGCTCGCTAATTGGAACATTAGAAGATACAAAACAAAATGGAGAGTTAATACAAACTGGTCCTGTTGGTTCTACTGGCTCTGGTTCAGTAGCTGGTGTTGTTTTATATAACGAAGGATTTATATTGCTAACTGGCTCTTGGGCATTAAGTTCGCAGACAATCTCTTTGGAAGCTGGCGCGGGACCAAAAAATCCATCTTGGATTTATTGGGGAGCAGGAGCGCATGATAATGTTAGCACATCTACTGCTGGTGCTTCTTATTTAACTGCTTCTTCTCGCTTATCTTTCGAAGGCACTAACGACATTCAAGTTATGACGATGTTCGCGCATGCTAGACGCGGAGAAGTCAATTATTCCAATAACCCAACTTACATCGAGTATAATCAAAGTTTAGTCGAACAAACTTCTTCTCAGATTTATTTAGAAAACAATTCAAGAAGAATATACAATTTTGCGTCTTCAAGTTATACTGATTACAGCGCTTCTTTTGAGCGACAAGTTTATGTTTCTCGCGTAGCTATCTACGACGACAAACAAAATCTTATTGGCGTAGCAACTTTGTCTAATCCTGTTCGCAAAAAAGAAGACGAAGACTTGACATTTAAATTAAAGTTAGATATATGATTTTGGGTATAGATATAAGCACAAGCATAACTGGTTTTGCGATTGTAAATAACGGTAAGCTAATCAGTTATGACTCAATAGATCTGCGTAAATACAAAGATGTTTTTGCTAAGTCAATTCATATAAAAAGTAAAATTCTTGACATTTACGAACAATATGATAAATTTGATAGAATCTACATCGAGCAACCTTTTACATTTTTTAATTCTGGAGGCTCATCTGCAAAAACAATGGCATCATTACAAAGATTCAACGGTATCGTATCTTGGATGGTGTATGAGATTTTTGAAATGCAGCCTGAATATATAGGTGCGAGTCAAGCACGGAAACTTTGCGACATTAAAGTTCCAAAAGGCGAAAAAGCAAAATTAGTTGTTTTAGAGCATCTTTTAGAAACAGAAGAGTCTTTTAGTGTTGAATACACTAAATCTGGTAATCCAAAACCAGAATCATTTGACAGAGCAGATGCAATCGTAATTGCTAAGGCAGGGTACGAGCTAACCAAACAATAGGAGATAAATAATGGAAATAGTTCTTTTTGCTCTTGGCATCTTGTATGCTAACACATTTGAGTATGCAGTTCATCGTTATTTATTTCACGAATTTGGCAAAAAGAAAGATTCATTATTTTCATTTCACTTGCGAGAGCACCACTTGACTGCAAGACATAACGATTTTTTTGATTCTAAAATATCAAAAGTCGAAATGATTGGTATACCATTTATTTTGCTTGCTCATCTGCCAATTGCTTTTTTCAGTCCTTTCTTTTATTCTGCTCTTGTTACTTACGGTGTTTTATTTATTTTAATTCACAACTTTGTCCATAGATATCCAGCAGTAGCTAAAAAAGTTTTTTGGTGGCACTGGAATCACCACATGAGAAACCAAAATAAAAGTTGGGGGGTTGTCTTACCAATAATGGATTTACTGTCTGGAACTTTGCAAAAGAGGGTTGATTAATAGCTTACGTCATGTTATCTTGTATTTGTGAATAAAACAGAAGCTATCAGCATACTGCACCAAACATTAGGATATTATCAGCAGAACGGAGCGGAATATCTTTTTGGATGCCCGGTGTGCAACCACCATAAAAATAAACTGTCTATCAATATAGACAAAAACTTTTTTAAATGCTGGATTTGCGATTACCGTGGTCGTAACATCCGTCGTATTATACGTAGATTTGGCTCATTTACTTTACTACAGAAATGGGATCAAATTACTAATCGTATAGATCTTGATCGCTTTTCGGATTTGTTTAGCGAGCCAGAGCCGGAAGTAAAACAAAAGCTAATGTTACCACCAGAGTTCGACACATTAGCTAGTAAAAAACTGCCTACAGTTGCTTATCCGGCGTACAATTATCTTCGCAAGCGTGGTGTATCGGATGCAGATATTTTGCGCTGGAAGATTGGCTATTGCAATACTGGAGAATACTACAAAAGAATTATTATTCCGTCATTTGATAATGATGGGGATATTAACTATTTTGTTGGTAGAACTTACAATAACTCTTCTTATCGATATAAAAACCCAAGAGCATCTAAAAACATTATTTTTAATGAACTATATGTAAACTGGAACAAAGACCTAACAATAACCGAAGGAGTATTTGATGCTATTATCGCAGGAAACGCTATACCTTTATTGGGTTCAACAATCCAAGCAAACTCCAAACTTGTACGAAAGATCGTTCTTAACGACACGCCCGTCTATCTGGCGCTCGATGCTGATGCAAGCAAAAAAGAGCAAAAGATTATTAAGACGCTTCTTCAATATGATATTGAACTATATAAAATAGATACTACAGGCTATGAAGACGTTGGTGAGATGCCAAGAGAGGTTTTTAACCAACGTAAAAAACAAGCTACTTTTATTGATAATGACGACTATTTATTGAGAAACTTGTTATTAGCAATATAAAGGGACTATAAATGAAATTACTATTTGAAAATTGGCGCAAGTTTTTAAAAGAAGCTGCCGATCCATACGCACAACAAGTTTATAAACTAATAACAAATGATGATCCAGATACTGTAGAGCAAGGATACGAACTTGCGCCTTTAGCCATTGAAGACATTTACGCCGAAGCAGAAAATCTTGCCGTTAAAGACTTAAAGCGATCTTTTTTTGAATTGTTGACCACAGATGAAGACCCTGATTGGGGAAATGTATTTCGTGATGAAACGCCTGAAAAAATAAAACAAATAAAAGAACTTCGCAAAAAAGCATCAGAAATACAAACAAAAGAAGATATAGAAAGTTTTATTCCTGCATATTTATCGCTTATTGAATCGCTCTCGGCGCCCATGAACGGTTCTTTTGTTCACCCAGATGGTACAAACGAGGATGACACATATCCTCTAAAAGATTTTTTTGATCCAACTATCAACACTTTTGAAAATGTATGGGTTCGGTATTACTTAAAAAAACTTATAGAAGATAAATATTTGCAAGGAGCATGAAAATGTTAATAACAAAAACAAGATTAAAACAAATTATTAAAGAAGAAGTGAATGCTTTTTTGAAAGAACAAAACGGCTCTTTTTCTTCGGAAATCAACACATTATCTCCCAAAGAAACTGCTGAATTTTTAAGATTAGCTTCTCCACCGAAAGTTCTTCAAGTTCCAGATAAAGAACAAGTAGTTGAAGTGCATGGAATGGGTGATCCATCAGGTGGTCCATCATCCGATCCATCATCTAAAATTGCAGATGAACTTGTGGACTTTTTAAATACACTTTCCGAATCAGAGCAACCAGATGTTAACATGGTCAAAAGATTTTTTTCCAAACTCGCTGATCGTATCGACTCTGAAGAAACTGGTGAGTCAAAAGAAAATCTTGCGAGAGCAACGATACAAAAAATCAAAGACAGAATCGGAAGAGAAACAAGAGGTACAAAAGCAATTATAGCTGGGTTGCTGGCGTCAGCATTATCTCAAGGTACTGATATTTTTAATCACATAAACGTTATTGCCGATGATCCAGAAAGTGCAATAGAAATGATGGCAACTGATTCGAAGCCGCGTATGACGTTTGCAGTTTCTGATGGACCACCTGACCTTTCACAAGTCCAAGCCTACGATTTCTATGGAAATATAAATGCTGAAGCTTTTGACGACTTAACAAATGATGAAACTGTAGAAGTTCTATGGAATCATATTGATCAATTAGTTGACTCTGGTCGGTTAAATTACAGAAGAGCGCATGTCACTACACAAGCTCCAGGCGGCATTGCATATATAGATTACGATCAAATACCAGATAACCTTGTTATGCCAAATTCTTTTGACACTAAAGAGCAGTATAAGGAGTGGGTTATTGAAAATATTTTGAAAAATGATGTCAAAAATATTTCAGATCTAAGAGATTTTGTATTCGGAGATACTGGAAAATGGCCATCTAATAGCGGCGATATTGAAATGCGCTATGCTGACCTTCCTGGGGGCGATGAAGATCTTCAAGCACAAGTAATTGCTCTAGAATGGTCAGTTGCATACAATTTATATCAAGAAATTGTTGAAGATGGTATAAATAAAGTTGTGTCCGATTATCAAAGACAGCCAGAAGCAACACTAATAGCTAATGGTGTTGAAAGCGAAGAACAGCTGCTTAAAATTTTGAATAAAATCCTTTACGGAGCAGGAATTCAAAAGATAGACTCCTTGACATCGCCTCAATAATAAGTTATATTATTTATGGAGGTAAGAGATGAAAAGTCTTCTTTTTGATAGAGTGTTTTATTTTGCTGTTGTTGTTATCTCTTTTTTCATGGGACATGCGGCTGCTGGATTAGTTTTTGATATTGTATACGAGCGTTCGCGTATTGAAAGCGTTAAGCCAAATGTTATTTCGGTCCCTCTACAGGATATAGAAGAAGAAACATATGATGCTTATGTAGAGATGCTGGTTGAAAACAATGCTGACTATTTAAACCAGAAGCTTATCGGAGATAATGTCCAGGGTGCTGAATGAAGATCGCTCATATTGCTGATACTCATATTAAAAATTTAAAATACCATCAAGAATACAAAGAAATATTTGAACAAATTTACGATTCTCTTAGAGAAAATAAAGTAGATTATATTGTTCACTGTGGAGATATCGCACATACTAAAACTCAAATTTCTCCTGAGTTTGTTGATATGTGCTCTGATTTTTTTCGCAATCTTTCTTTAATTGCGCCAACTTATATTATTCTTGGTAACCACGATGGCAATCTTAAGAACAGTAACCGCCAAGATGCGATTACTCCAATCGTTGAGGCATTAAATCTTCCTCATCTTCATTTGCTTAAAAACTCCGGTGAAGTACATTTAAATAATGATTTATGTTTAAATGTACTTTCTGTTTTTGATAGAGATAATTGGACGCAACCAACAGATTCATCAAAAATCAACATAGCGCTTTATCATGGCTCTATCAGCGGTTGTAAAACCGATGCTGATTGGGAAATGGTAAACGGCGAAGACGATATATCTATTTTTAACGATTTTGATTTTGCTATGCTTGGCGACATTCATCGTTGTCAGGCGCTGGATAAAACAAAACGAGTTTGGTATGCTGGCTCTACCGTTCAGCAAAATCACGGAGAGAGCAACGATAAAGGCTTGTTGCTTTGGAACATAAAATCTAAAAATGATTGGAATGTTGATCATATTGTTTTTAATAATCCAAAGCCATTTTTTACTATTACGCTAACTCCAACTGGCAAGATACCAAGAAAAACAAGCGTCCCAAGTGGCGCTCGTTTGCGTTTGGTAAGTGAAAATAATTTGCCTCTCGACGTTATGCGTAAAGCGCTTGATGTTGCAAAACATAAATACAAGCCTGAAAGTGTTACTTTTCTCAACCGTGCTGCTGGTTCTCGTGGTTCCGTTGAAGAAATTGCTGGAGATTTGTATTGCGAGAACCTACGCGACATAAACGTACAAGAAGAACTTATTTCAGAGTACCTTAAGGATTATCAGATCGATGAAGATACTCTTGAGTCTATTTACGAACTAAATCGTAAGTATAATAAAATTGTAGAAGACAACGAAGAGGTTTCAAGAAATGTCAACTGGAAAATCAACAACTTTAAATGGGACAATCTTTTTAATTATGGAGAAGATAACAACATTAATTTTGACAGTCTCTCTGGGATTATCGGAATTTTTGGCAAGAACTTTAGTGGCAAAAGTTCTGTTATTGACGCAGCGCTTTATACACTTTTCAACACGACTTCGAAAAATGAGCGCAAGAATTTAAATGTTATTAATCAAAATAGAGACTATGGGCGCGGAGAACTAGAGATTGAGATCGGAGATAAAGTTTATTATATTACCAGACAATCTGTTAAGTACACTCGTCGCGTTAAGAAAGAAGAAATAACAGAAGCAAAGACTGAGCTAAACTTTGAAGAGCACGACAAGACCACAGGAGAAACTACCTCTCTCAACGGCACCACGCGGGCTCAAACCGACGCAAATATTCGCAAGCACTTTGGCACCATAGAAGATTTTTCTATGTCTTCTCTTGCCTCTCAGCACGGCGCATTTTCTTTTGTCGATGAAGGTTCAACAAAGCGCAAAGAGATTATTGCAAAGTTTTTGGATCTTGAGTTTTTTGATCAAAAGTTCAAATTAGCAAAAGAAGATTCGCGTGATACAAAAGTTCTTCTTAACAAATGCTCTGATAGAGATTTTGATGTTGAGATTTCTGAAACAGAAGAAAGGTTAGCTAAGGCAAAGCAAGACTCTGAGGTAAATCAATCAAAGTGCGAAGAGTTGAAAATTAAAATTTCTGTTCTTAACGAAAAGTTGAACAATTTAAAAAATCAAATAGCATCTGCTCCAACAGATTTTATCGATGTTGCCCAACTTGTCAATAAGCAAAATGAAACAAAATACCTTTTGTCTTGCGTAAATGAAAAGATTACAGAAGCGTCAAGTGCTATTGGACTTAAAGAAGAAAAGCTAGCCAAAGCAAATGCTTTAGTTTCGATGATCGACATTAGCTCGATCCACGTCGAAAAAGAAGAAGCAAATAAATTAAAAGATAAAATAAATTCTTTAATGAGTGATTTGCAAGATATCGATAAAAAGAAAAAACTATTAAACAGCATACCTTGTGGTAATTCTTTTCCTACTTGTAGATTTATTAAAGATGCTCACGTTGCTGTTGCGTCTTCTGGTTCTGTTGAATCTGAATTACAACAAACAAACTTAAGATTTGCAAACTACGATCTTGGTACAATTAACAAACGAATTGAACAATACGAAAATATTGTAAATCTTACTCGTAGTTTGCAGGCTGAGATTTCTACAGCCAAGTTAGAAAGAGAGCGCAACAAAACAAGTGTAGCTAGATTTGAAAGTGAGTTGATAGAAATCGAAAAGCGAATTTCTTATTATGAAGAAAACAAAGAAGTAA